CGCCGGAAAGAGCCCACTTGAGCATCGCCTCGTGGTTGCCGCGCACACCGAAAAACCAGCGACGGTTAATCCAGTCGAGCGCTTCGTGGGATTCCGGGCCACGATCGACCAGATCGCCGACGCTGAACAGCCGGTCGCAGGTAGTATCAAAACCGATGGCCTTGAGGAACGCAGCCAGTCGCGTGAAACAACCGTGGATGTCACCGACGACGAAGTCGCGGCCTTGGGTGTTGCGGCCGAGGCGGGCGAAATAGCTCATACACGTTCCAGGTGGATAGGTTTGCAGTCGTACGGACCGCGGTAGCCGCGCTCTTTTTCGAGCGTGGCCTGCATGCTTCGATGGTCGCTGCTGCGCGACATGCTTTGCACTACCCATGACTCGCGGAGGTCTCGCAAAGTATAGGTCCAGCCGTCGAGCCACGGGATGTAAGCGATCATGGTATGCGCTCCAAGCGCACCTGGAAAGGCCAGTGGTTACCGTCGCGGCGGTGCGACACGATCGCATCGTACGCGACGATCGCGACATCTTTCGTCCGGCACAGCGGCACCAGTTGCACGCCGTCGTACGACAGGCCAAGCCAGCGTATGCGCTCTGCATACGGCGGGGGGCGGTCGTAGCCGCAGCAGCTCCAGACGATCATGACACGCGCTCTAGCTGAACACGCACCAGGCGTAGGGTGTTGGCATATCTGATGAAGTTTTCATCCGTGCCGAAAATACGCTCTTGTCGTATGGCGGCGGCAGTGCCGACGAGATCGTCGCTGCGGCTGAAGTGTTGCGTTGGCCACGCGCGGTCAGCGAGGGATATTTCGTACTCTCTAGGGCGCCAGTGCGCCATGACGGGCATGAAGATGATCGCGGTCATGGCGCGCGCTCCAGCGTGAATGGGGCCGGGAACCAATCCGCAGTAACCAACCAGTTGTGCGAATGACTGACCAACGTTCGGCTTGCTTCATCGCTTCGTGCGGCGGTTTCGGAGACGGTGTAGGCCGCGTCCACGCTGTTTACCACACGTCCGTCGTGGTCGTGGCGCCAGTGCACCCAGATGATCATGGCGCGCGCTCCAGGCGAAGTTTGGTTATTGCGTACTGGGTGCCGGGGAACCCACGCCGTCGCGCGCGGGCGTCAGCGCGTGTGCGGCTGGCCGTGCCACTAAAGGCTTCGATGTAGGGCGACCAGATACGCAGCAGCGTAGTTTGTAGTGAATGGTTGCGAAAGTCGCGGTAGGCATCTTCGATGTCGCTGTACAGCGCCCAGATGATCACGGTTCGCGCTCCAGTTGGACGCGCTCGGGGCGGATTATCCAGCCGTGGTAGTTGCCGCTGGCCTTGTATAGCCGGACCGCCTCGTGGGGGTCACGGCAAAAACTGTGGCGACACGGGTGGGCGTCGCAATCCGGGGTGGGCTCGTCCTCGTCGCACGCGGTGCCGATATAGACGATCACGGTACGCGCTCCAGTTGGACGCGGAAGGGTGTGTGATGCAGGCCAGGATGTTGCCGCTTATGCTGCTCGATGGCGACATCTACGGAACGGTGCAAGGACACGGACTGCGTACCGTTGTACAGCTCGATCAGTTCGTACATCCACGCGCGGCGCGTATTTAGGGCGGGGAGTACGCGCCAGCTGCAACAGGCCCAGGCGATCACCCCAGCAGGCCGACGAACTGCGGGCGCAGCCCCTTCGGGACCTCGTAGGGCGGGTTCTTCGGGTCGCGCGCCTGCTTGGCCTTGAGGTTGGCCACGCGCAGGTCGAAGGTCGGTTCGATCTTGATGCGCGGGCGCACCCAGCCGGGGAGCATGTACTTGTCGATCAGCACGGCCAGCATCTGGAGCATGCGGTCCTCGTTGATCCAGTAGGTGTGTTTCTGGCCCTCTTCGCTGGGCGAGAGGACGGTGATGCGGTAGGTTGGATTCGGTCCCACGGCTGGGGCGGGCGCACCGGCCAGGCTGTCGAGGCCGAGCACGCCGCGCGGCGGTGGGCCGGCGATTGCGCGCGGCGTGTCGTCGTGACGGCGTTGCGGTGCATCCGGGTCGCGTGGTTGCGCCGAAGTGATGAGCGTGTTCAGCGACTCATCGATACCGGGCGGTGGCGGCAGTGGTGCCGGGTCTTCGGGATGCGCGTGCTGGATACGCCGCCAGATCAGCCACAGGTAGAGCGTGATGCCACCGAACCAGGTGAACGTACCGGGTAGCGAATAGCCGTGTCCGATGAGCCAGGCGCTAAGTGCACTGACTACGCCGACTATCGCGACGGCGTAAAGTACGGTGATCACCCATTTCATGACGGTTACTCCTTCTTGCTGTCGGCTTTCTCGATCATGTAGTACCGGGTCAGGAGCTCGGGCAGCGCGTCGGTGATGACGGCTTCGACCACCTGTCCGGCGTTCTCTATTGCCGCGTACGGTGAACTGCTGGGCTTGGCGGTCCACCAGTCGAGGCCGGCCTCGACGCCGAGGCGTACGGCTTGACGCAACAGGTCCTCGATCGTGGTCGGTGGCAGCCCGCGCACGGTCAGCGCTGGATGATCGAGTTTGACGCCGATGTTGGCCAGCGCGGTGACCAGCGCGCTGTCGTCGACGTCGATGCGGTTGCCAGCGATGCGCAAGGCAGCGGCACGCAGGATGGCGGCGATCAACGAGCGTTGACGGAAACGCGGGGCGGGCGGGGCTTCGGTGGTTTTTGCAACGGCGGGCATGGGCTATTTCCGAGTGGAGAGAGGCGTGGGATTACGGGCGACGGCGCTTGAACGGGTGGTAGTACGCCATCGCGCCGGCGATGAAAGCGTTGGTACCGCTGGCGAATGAATGGCCCAGCCAGGTGTTCGCCCCTGCCATGATGATGTTGCCGACGAAGATCACGAGCCACCACGTTTTCACAGCGGCGCGGCCGAGTACTTGGCGACGTGGTAACCGCGCGCGGTCATCTCGGCCTTGAGCTTGCTGGCGTCCTGCGGTTCGCCGGTCATGCGCTGGCGGTTGGCCGCGAGCATCTTCCAGCTGTCTTCCGGGTCGCGGCCGGCGGAGGCCAGCACCGGCTCGCCGTATTCTTTGTTCGCAGGGTTGGGATCGGCTTCGGTAACGAAGAAGAGGTAGACCACGGGCGTTCTCCTGACTTTGTTGATGACATGCCGCCACCGGGTGTCGCGGCGGATGGTGAATTTGAAACGAGCGAGATCATGGTCGTAAAGGAAGCGATTAACGCGACCTTCGCTGTACCAGCCGAGGGCGGGTAGTACGTCGTACAGTGCGGCACGGCATTCGTCGGGGTCGCGTTGCAAGCTGTGATAAAAGGCGATTTGCGTGTCGTATGTGTAAAAGAATTTACGCCGACGCAGCACATCTTCATCGCAATAACCGAGCAGGTACCAGACCATCAGCGCCTCCGCGGTTGGACGCGGCGTATCCGTAGTTGTTTGACGGGGAAGAATATCCAACCTTGGACGTCGATCGCGCTGCTACCGAAATTTGAGGCCCAGCGCAGCATGCTATCGCGGTCGTGTAAATCGCCACTACCGCGGAAATAAATCGTGTGCCACGGGTTGGTATTACGGCTCATTGATGCGCTCCAGACAGAAGCCCAGTGGCACGTAGTAAGACCACTGCGCGTAGTCGTCGGAGTGCGCGAAGTTGGCTGCGCAGACCTCTGCGCTATGCGCGATGTACCGGTAGTTGAAATCCATCAAGCAGTTGACGAGATCGCTGGTGGTCCAGGTGCCGTATGGGCTGTATGGCGCGTAGACGATCACGGCACGCGCTCCAGCTGGAGCGCATGCACGTAGTCTTGGCGGTTGGGCGGGCGGTTGGCACGCGCCTGGTCAACGCTGCTGCCTATGGCTTGCCGGGCGGCGCTGTTATAAACCAGCCACTGCGCGAGGTTGGGACGTACGCGCTGTGGGGGCATGTTCGATGCGAAAAACGCGATGATCATATGACGCGCTCCAGACGGAAAGCTTTGGTTTGCAGTCTTCCGCTATCGCCGGTCAGCTTCTGTTCCCACACGGGGTCGACCCGTGGCGACCATGACAGGTGTTCTGCGAGCCAGGTGCGGAGTACGGAGTTCAGCGTGTATTCGTACCTGTGCATGAAATCAAGCCACGGGCAATACACGATGAAACCGGGCGGTTCGGGGCGTGAATGGGTGCGGTGATGGGTAGGAATCTGCGCGCCCCAGCGGTCAGGGCCGGGCATGGGCGATTACTCGTGTGAGGCGAAAGCCATAGGCCGCCCAAGGGCCGCTAACGGCTAATCCAGTTTCTATATCGGCCGCGCGCAAGCATTCGGCGGCGTTTCGGCTAATGGTAGGACCGACGAAGGTTTCGGCTAATGCGGTCGGGTCGGCAGCGACCCAGAACACATACACAACCGTCATGGCGTGCGCTCCAACTGGATGCGGCGCATATAACCGTTGCGCGCAAGATCGCCGAGTACGACTCCTTGCCGTTTCGCTTCGGCCGCGATCGTGGGGAACGCGAGTATGTCGCGAGAGAAATACTGGACGGGCCACGCCCTAAATACAGTGTCTTCGATACGATCCCAACCGGGTGACCAGGGCATGAAGACGAGGCTCATGGCGCGCGTTCCAGAAGTACGGGTTCGCCCAGCGGGGCGTGACTGACGGGGTAGCTGGGGATTTCGCAGGCGATAGCGCGGGCATTGCTGATACTGGTGAGTGTGTCGCGCGCGAACGTGGCGCGCAGCGGATCGTACTCTTCCAGTAACCAGACTTCGATATCGTCGTCGCTGGACGCGGCCGAGTCGCCGGTACAGATGTAGGCGATCATGATGTGCGTTCCAATGCGAGCGGTACTATGCGAAGCGCGGGATCGCTATAACGGGCAGCGTAGGCGTCGTTGGCGTTGCTGCGTATGCTGCCGCGAATATCTGGAAAGTCGGGGTCCAATAGTAATTTTGACAGGCGGTGTTGTACGAAATACGCGCCGGCATCCGTGGCGAAGAATGCGGTGGTCATGGCACGCGCTCCAGTGTGATGGGGTATGCGTCGTAATCACTGCGGTCGATCCCGGTATCGCGGTAGCCACGTAGCGCGCTGGCGGGGGTGCTGGAAATGTCAGCGAGCCGCCCGGAGGTGAGCCACAAAAGCACAGTGCCGCTATCGACCTCGCTGGCGCCTACGATCCAGGCGGTCATGTCATGCGCTCCAGTTTGAACGGGGCCGCCTGGTAATTACTGCTGTATCGTCCATGATAAGCAGAGACGAATGCGTCGATGGTGCGGTCGGGGGTGCCGCGTATGTCATAGAGCTCACTGCCGTAGTCATCCAGAATGTTGGCGACTTCTTCTGTTATGTCGCCGGGCCTGACGGAGATGGGTATGGCGATGTACACGATCACAGGACGCGCTCCAGCCGCAGCGGTTCGGCGCGTAGATTTTGCCCGCGATCCCGTGCGGCCAGTGCTTCGCGCTCGGAGCTGCGCAGGTACCGGCATAGCGATATATCACCTAAGAGCAGCTCGTGCAGTTGGGCGGTGTATAGCTGGGGCGGGCAGTTGGTCGGCAGGTAGGCGATGGTCATGGCACGCGCTCCAGCTGGACATTTTGTGCGCGAATGCGGGGGGCTACGTAAATGGGGCCGTCGAAATGGCCCACGCTGTAACGGGCATAGAGTTCCCTGGCCAGCGCTGGTGTGCTGGCGAACGAGTGGCGCACGGTGCGGTTATGCAGGTACGGCGTTTCGTCGATCGTGCATCGGGTACCGACGTAGACGATCATGGGGCGCGCTCCAACTGGATGCGGATGATGGTGCGGCACGTCCCAGGGATATGGGAAGATGCATGTACGCGGCGGTCGCGGGCGTCTTCGGCGGTGCGCGCGAACGAGCGCAGCACCATCGTGGTGCATAAATCGATAAGGTCTGGGAATGGTGCAGCGCTACCGGCATAGACGATCATGGCGCGCGCTCCAGCTGGATCGTGCTGGCGACGGCGTTGGCGCGGGCGTGCCCGTTGTACGCAGCGATCGCGGCGGTGGGGGTACGCGCGAATGTCTGGGTGATGGGGTCGTCGCGGTTGCGCATCCATAGCATGAGCGATGAGCGTGTGTCGGCGCGGTAGGAGCGGGCGGTGGTTGCCAGTTGGCGGTGGCTTACATAGCACAGCATGGCGCTACTCCAGCATGTCGGGGTGGCCCTGCCGCTTGAATTGCGGCATGGCGCGGGTGTCCTTGAGTAGGTCCAGTGTCTCCAGCGTCCAGTCGTTGTTGGTGGCCATGCTGGCGATGTCTTCGGCGACCGCGGTGATCGAGCGGTGGGCGTAGGGGATGTCCAGCTTGCGTGCCAGCAGGAACAGCTCATCACTGCTGTAGCGGCGCGACAGCGGGTGGGGGAGTGGCGTCAGGTTGACGGGCTTGACAGGCGGGGGCGTTATGACGGCGTCAGCCTCCATCGCCAGGTCGATTGCCCACAGTATCGCCCCCAGCGACAGGCCGCGCTTCAGGATGATCTCCAGACAGACGGGCAGGCGCGTCTCGGGGGGCACTCCGAGCGCCGCACGGAGCGCTAGGCGCTCGTGATAGGTTAAATCATGCAGATCAGCCAAAGTGGGGAGCACGGTCATCATTGGGGTTCGAAACCTCTACTTAAATTTGACCAGAGTACAAACCCCCGAAATGTCATGTTGTACCGGTCAGTACAATAAACAAAATGCCGTGAAGATGGCGTCACAGCGTCGTGAAGGTTCGTAGCAGAACGTGAAGGGAAAGTCAAAACGCGTTATACAGTAACATGAGCTGTGCTATTTTCGGTGTAGTAAAATCAATGACTTAGATCATCTACTAAGATATTTCTTGTTCAGAAAACTATTTTTTTTCTCCCACACTCGATGGTTCTGAATGTAAGTCATTGATTGTTGCGCAGCAGCATTTCGACTGCCGCCGAAAAAATCCAACGCGTGATGTCGATGAATAGAATAAAAACAACGACTTAGCGTCGAAATAGGCACAAAACGCAGGGGCATATTTGCTCGTTCAGAAATCGTTCACACATGCCTCTGTGCACTGGGCGCTTCGATCGCAAACGAATCGCGTTGTTCTTCGTACATCCTGGTGCCGGGTTGCATGAAAAAAGCCCGCCACCGTTGCAGTGGCGGGCTCGGCTGCTTACTTCGCCGCAGCCTTCTTCATCATCGCCTGGGCGTGGGCCAGCACGGCGGACAGCGTCTTGGACTTCTGCTCGGCGCGCTTGCGGCGGCTTTCCTTGTAGCGGATTTCCATGATGTCCAGACAGTGCTCCAAGCTGTGAATCTGCTTGAAGCTGCCGTCTTTCTCCTGCACCACGCAGTAGGGCATCGTGTTGTCACGCCCGTCGTCCGCCACCGCCGGCCAGCCGAACGCCTCGACGGTGAGCTGGAGGTAGATGTGCACTTCCTCCAGCGCGTCGAAAATCTGCTCGTAGTTGGCCTTGCGCTCCACGCCGCCGGCGACGTTGAACAGCCGCTCGCCAGTGACGGGATTGAACGCCAGTTCCTCGCCGTTGTCCGGGCCGAGACCGACCGGGGCGTCGACGTGATCCTCGCGGGTATCGGCCGTCTCCGGCAGATCGGTGTCCCCGCGCGGGTCCAGCGCCTTGCGGTAGGCCATGTTGCCGCCGAAGTTCACCGCTTTCTGCACGGCGTAGCAGAGGCTGTAGATCGTGCCGACCGCCTGCGTGCTCTCGGCGCCGCCGATGATGAAATCGATGGCGGTGCCCAGATCGTGCCCGGCGGCGGCGATGATGCCGCCCAGCAGTTGCGCCTGGGCACGGGCCTGCTCGTCCTCCAGTCCGCGCCCGGTGTTCTCCGAGACGTTGACCAGCGCGCGGTCGAGGAAGCTCTTGGCCAGCGGGCTGAGTCGAAACTCGGCCAGCTTGCCCGCCGCCACCTCGTGGTGCGGGGCGGCCGGCGCAGCCGGCTGCTCCGGGGCGCTGTCGCGCCCGCCATCGTCCAAGGCGCCCAGCGCCGCGGTGACGTCGACGGTGTCTTCCACCGCCAGCGCACCGCTGGCCTTGGGGGCATTCTTCAGGGTCAGGGTCTGCTTCGAAGCCATGATCATTTCTCCAGTTTGCGTGGTTGGTTGGGTTTACGGTGCTACGCGGCGCGGGTGCTCGTACGCCATCCCAGTCAGGTTGTCTCTGTGCGCCCTAGATTCGTTGGGCCAACGTGTGCAGCACACCGTAGGCCGGTGCTACGCCTTGAACCGCGTGTCGCTGGCGATCAACGCCAGTTCGTTGCGCGCGGTCATCTCTGCCGCGGTCCAGCGCGTGGCTGCACCGCGGTAGTCGGTCTGAATGCAGGACTGCTCGTACAGTGAGTGGAAGCAGTAGTCCGCCCCCTGCGTGCCGGGCATCGGCGCTTCGGGCTCTGCCGCCATCGGCTACGCGCCCGTGCGCGCGCGCGTGGCCTTGACCGCGTTGGCGATCTGCACGATCTCCAGCTTGCCCATCAGGTCGCCGACGGCCTCGCCGAGCTTGGTCGCCTCGACCTGCACGGCGTAGTTGTCCAGCGCACCGCTGGCGATGGTCTCGCCGGCGTCGTTGGTCACCGCAAAGCGGGCGTTGGTCACGGAAATGTCGATCTTCATGGGATACCTCCAAGGGTTCAGGAAAAGCGCCCGGCGTAGCGACGCCAGCCGTGCGCGATGGAATGCCGTTCGTAGCCGAACGCCCAGCGGTAGGCGCGCAGCCACACCGAAAACAGGATTGCTGCCGCCTCGGCCTGAATCAGGCCCTCGGTACTCGTGCCGAAGAACAGGAACAGGACCGCGCCGTGCAACACGACGTCGGTCCAGCCCTTGTAGCCGACCAGCCGGCGCACGGTGCGCGCCGACAGGTGGGTGATCAGCAGGAAGAACGCCGCGAAGCTGACCAGCGCTTCAGCGAACCACACGGCGTGCAGCCTTCTTCGGGGCCTTGCGCGCGGCGCGCTTGACTTCCTTGCGCTGCGCAGCGCGCTTCTTGGCGATGAGCTCGGCGGTGCGCTCGGCGATGTACAGCCGATCGGCCGCATCCTCATGCGCATTGACCGTGTCGGCCAGCACGTTGGCCTCGGCCAGCTTGCGCGAGGTGTATTCGAGCCGGGCGCCATGTGCCGCGTTCGAGGCGGCACCGACCACGCGCAGCGCGCCGCTGCCCAAGCGGCGGGCCACGGCCACCACACCATCCTCGGCGCGGCCGAGCAGGAACGAAGGACGAATGTTCATCGTGATGTCTCCTAGTGGACAGGATTGTCCATGGGTAGCATGGTGCTAGGCGGCCAACGGCCGCCTAGGCTTTAGAACGCCACACGTACCGAGCGTCCGGTACGCATGGCTTCCTCCCGTGCCAGTGCCATTGCTTCGCTGCGGCAACTGGGCGCGCGCGGCGCCGGCTTCGCCAGCAGCGCGGCCTCGGCATCGCGCAGGTTGGCCTCCAGGCGCGCCTTGTCGGCGCGCAACTGGCTCACTTCGTGGCGCAGCGCGTCCAACTCGCGCGCCATGTCAGCTTTGGTCTTCGTCTTGGCCATGATCCGTACTCCGTAGGTTGATGAGTAGCAGGACGAAGCGCGTTAGCGCTTCGCCACCTTGCGGGCAGCCTTACGCGCCACGGGCGCAGCCGGCGGCGCCAAGCTGGCCTTGTAGGCAGCGCTGGCCTGTGCCGCTGCCGCGGCATGGGCGGCCACCACCGGCTTGGCAGCCGCATACAGTTCCAGCGACTTGTCTTCGACAAAACGGATGAGAGCCGAAATACGCATGAGAGTTCTCCAAGTGATCGGGATTGATCATGGAGAACGCAGTGCTGGGATGGCGAAGCCATCCCCCCGGGGGGTATGGAGTTCCTTTCGAGAAAGCCATGGCGCAAAAGCGATGACCGAGGGCCGTTGCACTGGGGGTAAGGGTAGGGGGGACCCTGACCGGCTGTGAGGCATTTTTCTGTGACAAAAAGCACCCCCCGGGGGGTTCTTTTTCTGGGTTTTTGCAGTTAGTCTCCTTCACAGCAAGTTCACGGCACCTCCTGCCGTGCCCCCGGCTATATTTCTGAGGTCCTGGCGCATGGCCGAGAGCACTGAGAACGACGGGCACAAGCGCTATTCGCTTGGGCCTGTGGAGCGTTGGATCATCATCGCCGGCGCGGGACTGATCATCTGGATCGTCCGCGGCTCGTACTCTCAGCTCGAAGAGCAAGGCAAGACGCTCAATGCGTTGGTCACCCAGCAGGCCGTGACTAATGGCCGTCTCGACACGCTCTCTTCTCAGCTCGCCAATATCCCGCAGTTGACACAAAAAGTCGCCGACTTGCAGGCCAAGCAGGACGATCACGACCGCCGCATCAACCGACTCGAAGAGGGTAGGAAATGAGCTTGAAGTCCTGGTTCAAGGCGCGAAGCGCCTATTTCAACGCGCTGCTGGTGCTGTTCCCGACCGCCTGGCTGGGCTCGGCCGAGCTGCAAGCAGCACTGCCGCCAGCGCTGGTCAGCAAAATCGCCATTCTGGTCGGTCTGGTCCGCTTCTATAACCTCTACCGCGCGTCGCTCCCGCCCAAGGTCGACGAGTCCGACAAGGCAGGCGCCTAAATGGCCCACATTACCGCCGAGGAAGCCGGCAGCTACAACATCTGCGCCTTCCTCGATATGCTCCGCTGGTCCGAAATCGGCGAATCGATGCTCGGCCAGTCGGACGACGGTTATAACGTGCTGGTCGGCTCCACGCCGACGCGCATGAAGCTCTTCGACAGCTACGCGCGGCACCCGAACGTGTACGACGCGACCTGCCGCTCGACCGCGGCCGGCGGCTACCAGTTCCTGTTCCGTATCTGGACCGCCTACCAGCGCCAGCTCAAGCTGGAGGACTTCTCGCCGATCAACCAGGACCGGGCCGCGATCCAGATTCTGAAAGAGCAGCACGCCTACGGGCAGATCATGAAGGGCTTCGCCTTTTCCGGCATCAAGCGGGTGGCCAACATCTGGGCGTCCCTGCCCGACGCCGGCTATGGCCAGCACGAACACCCGATGAAGGCCCTGCTGGAGCAGTACGAAGCCGCTCGCGCGCGGTACCCGGCATGAGCGAGCCGGCCTCGGTGAGCATCTCCATCCCGCTGGCCTGCGGCTGCGTGCTGCGCCACACGGTGCAGGAGCTGCCCAACGTGACCGAAAGCTACTCCGGCCCCGAGGGCGACGCGTTCCTGTCCTACGCGCGCGCCATCCTGGGCTACTGGTTCCGCAACCACGCCTCGCACCACCACTGCCCGGAGCAAAAATGAGCCTGAAAATCGTCGATTTTCCGCAGTCGGCGGTGCACACGCCCAAGGCGCTGGCGCTGGCGTTGCGCGAACTGGCGGAGGACCTCGAAAAAGGCACGATTCCCGAGGTGGCGCGCATCCATCTGCTGTTCGAGCACGAAAATGCGACGGTCTCCTACGCGGCGATCGGCAAGGCGTGCAGCGATTACCACCGGATCGGCGTGTTCACCCACGCCGGCATTGTGTTGTCGGAAACCATGGACTGATCGCCATGTTCGAGTGTCCGAGCTACCTGAAAATCGGGCTTTTTGCCCTCGCCGCAGCGCTCTTGGCCGTTGGCGTCGGGTACTGGCGCCACCACATCTTTGAAAATGGCTTCGCCGCCGGCGTCAAAAGCCAGCAGGACGCGGACAAAAAGCTCGAAAAGCACAACGAAAAGGTGCACGACGTCACAAAACAGGCCATTTCCGGCGTTGATGTCGCGGCAAGCACCGCCGCGAGCACCGCCAAGGCGCACACGACCGTCGTCGTCAAGACGGTGGAGAAAATCGTCCATGAAAACCCTGATTTTGCTGCTGTGCGCCGCCCTGCTGAGCTTGAGCGGCTGCGCCTCGAACAAATTACAAGGTTACGCGCGCTCGCAGCTCCTGGCGCCCAGCCCGCCGCAGGCAGCTCTTCGCCCGAATAAGTTGCTCCCGGCCGAAAAACCGGGCGCTCCGCTGGCCGTCACCGAGCGTAATGACGCGATTATGCGCGGCGAGCTGGAGCAGTGTATGATCGCGCACCAAGCGGGTCTGGATTACTTCAAAATCCTGGAAATTCATGGCTATATTGCCCCCCAACGAGCTGGAAATGCTGGAAAGGGAGCTCCGGGTGCTGCAAACGCCCGCGACGGCCCGTGAAAAGGCCGCGCAGTCGGCGCAATTCGAGCAGCTGTTGTCGTACTTGACCGAACTGGCTAACAACAGGGGATTTGCACTGTGAAAGGCATGACCGAAGCCGAGCGCAAAGCGCTGATTTCGTCGGGCGTCAACCGCCGCGAACGGCGCCGGCTCGTCGCCGCCCGGCGCGAGCAGCACAGTGCGTACAAAGCCTACGAGCGCCACATGGCGCGCGGCGGCTACAAGACCGACCACGACGAATTCGACCAGCTGGTCCGGGGCGCCTCGTGAAACAGCCGCTCACCCTCGCGCTCTACATCTACCAGGGCCAGACCTTCGACGACCGCCTGGCGTTGACCAACGCCGACGGCACGCCGGTGGACCTGACCGGGTACACCGCGCGGATGCAGGCACGCGAGGCGATCACTGACGTCACGCCAATCCTGGACTGGTCGAGCACCGACGGCGAGATCGTGATCGACGGCCCCGCCGGCACGATCACGTTCAACGTCAGCGCCACCGCCACCGCGGCGCTACCGACAGCCAACGAGTTCGCCAGCTGGGTCTACGACCTGCGGCTGGTCAACAGCGCGACCCCGCCCTACGCCGAGCGCGTGGTGCAAGGCACCCTGAACGTGTCCCCGGCGGTCACCCGCGAATGAACTATTTCGTCGTCAACCTGAAGGACCGCGCCGACAACCGCACCGTGCAGACAGTGTGCGTGATCGCCGCGCCCGACGCCGCGGCGGCATACCAGCGCTACCTGAAGCTGTCGGCAGGTGAGCCGAACCGGCATTACTTGTCGCTGGAAGCGGCGCCTGTCCCACTGGTGACGAGCGATGCCTGAGCAGATCACCGTCGTCATCGATCAGCCGCGCACGATCACCAACGTGACGCGGCAGAACGTGGCCACGGTAGTACAGCGCACCGCCGCGGGCAGCACGCTGACCCGCCAGCAGGTGGGCACGGTCGCGGTAGAGAAGATCGCCGTCGCCGACCGCACGGCACAGACGACCACGGTCGGCCTGCCCGGGCTCCAGGGGCCGCCCGGGTCGACCGGCGCACCCACGGTGACCCTGCCGGCCGCCGGCGCGCTCCAGGGCCATTTCCTGGTCCGCAGCGACGGCACCCAGTTCCACGCGGTGGACACAAGCAACCCAGACCACGCCGCCGAGGTCGTCGGTATCGCGCTCGGCTCGACGTCGGCCGCCGGGCAGTCGCTGACCGCGCAGACCGCCGGGCCGATCACCGACTCCAACTGGAGCTGGGCGCCCGGCGTCGTGTGGTGCGGCGCCGACGGCCGCCTGACCCAGACACCCCCGTCGCTTGGCTGGCTGATGCAGGCCGGACGGGTCATCTCCCCGACCACCGTCGACATCGACATCGAACAACCCATCTACCGAGGCTGACATGAACTTCCTGACCCTCATCGGCAACAAGATCAGCGAGTTCGCCGGTCTGGTGACCAGCACCGGCGCCGCCGACGCCGGCAAAATCCCCGCGCTGGACTCGACCGGCCGGCTGGATACCTCGGTGATGCCCGCCGGTATCGGCGCGGATACCAAAGCGATCACCGCTTCCGAAGCGCTGACCGCCGGCGACTACGTGAACATCTACGATAACGCCGGCACCGCCAACTGCCGCAAGGCGTCCGCCGCCGACGCCACCAAGCCGGCGCACGGTTACGTGCTGAACAACGTCTCCAGCGCCGCCACGGCCACGGTCTACTTCGAGGGGCCGAACACCGCGCTCACCGGACTGACCTCCGGCACCACCTACGTGCTCTCGGCCGCCACACCAGGCGGGGTGGTTGCGCAGGCGTCCGCGCCGGCGGCCGACGGCAACATCCTCCAGGTGGTGGGGGTGGCCACGGCCGCCAGCGAAATCAACACCGAGATCGGCCAGCCGATCGTCCGGGCTGCGTAAATGGCGCTGCGACGGCCGCTGGTGATCGGCACGGCGAGCCTGGCGACGGAGCTCCCGGCCACCGACCAGCTCGCGCGCACATGCGTCCAGGGATTTATCCCCGCCGTCCCCGAGGCGTACGGCGCGGTGGGCGACGGCGTCACCGACGACTCGACCGCGATCAACGCGATGCTGGCCGCCAATCGCGTCGCCTGGCTGACGCCGGGCAAAACGTACGCCATCGCCGCCGCGCTGTTGATCCCGTCCAACACGACCTTGTTCGCCTATGGCGCCACGGTGATCCGCGGCGCGGCCATCGACAACTTGCTGCGCAACGCCGCGGACGGCACCACGGGCGGCTACGGCGCCAACAGCGGGATAACCGTGATGGGAGGGACGTGGGACGGCGCGACGTCGACCTACCCCGCAAACAACGCGACCCTGCTCGCCTTCGGGCACTGCACCGACGTCACAGTCCGCGATGCGACGTTGCAGAACACGACCGGCTTCCACTTCATCGAGGTGAACGCCTGCAAGGACGTGCTGATCGACAACTGCACGTTCTCCGGGGGTGCCGAACAAGCGTCAACCACCATGGAAGCGGTGCAGATCGACGCGGCCATCAGCTCGGCGCAGTTCCCGTGGTTCGGACCATACGACGGCCGGGTGTGCAACAGCATCACGGTGCGCGACTCCCACTTCTACTCGTGCGGGTCGGGCGTGGGTACCCACTCCGATCCGGCCTCGCAGCACCTGAACATCAAGGTGCTGACCTGCGTCTTCGAGGACTGTTATTGGGCGTCTGTCCGCGGGCAGGCGTGGTCGGGCGTACAGATCATCGGCAACACGATCAGTGGCGGCTACCACGGCGTCCTCGCCACGCCGGCCGCGGCATTCTCGATCAGCGACTGGCTGGTGGAAGGCAACACCATCAGCGGCGTGGGCACCAGTGGTTACAGCGCCGCAAGCGCCGGCCGCCCGGTTTCGATGGGGCTCAACGGCACGTACAGCACCCAGCAGGTCCGCATCCTGGGGAACGTCATCAAAAACTGCACCGGCAACGCACAGTACGCGATCTACCTCAACGGCTCGATAAAGTTCACCGTGACCGGCAACGTCGTGAGCAACCACAACGGGCACGGCATCTATTCCTTCGGTGCCTCGTACGGGTCGCTGACCGCCAACGAGGTGGACACCTCCAACGGCGGTAACGGCATGGCCATCTCCAACTCCACCGAAGTGGCCGTAACCGGTAACCGCACGCCGATCATCAGCTTCTACAACAGCACCGACGTGGTGTACGCCCACAACGTGGTCGGCACCAGCCACTCGATCACGGGCACCACCGGCATCACGACGCCGAACCGGGTCAACGGGGCGACGGTCTAAAAACATGAACACCCTGACCCCCGAAGAGCAGAAGCTCGTCTACAACATCGAAGTGCTGGGCATGCCGGCCAACCGGGCGGCTGATCTGTGCGGCATGACCACCACCTACATGAACGCGCTGACCAAGCCGGAGGTCATGGAGGCGCGCGCCAAGCTCAAGGGCCACCTGCGCGCGTCGACCTCGATCACCCGCGAGGACGTGATCGCCGGCTACAAAGAGGCGATCGACATGGCGCGGATGATGAACGAGGCCATGCCGATGATCGCTGGCTGGACTGCGATCAGCAAAATCCTCGGCTTCGACAAGCCCCAAGAGGTCAAGATCGTCATCGAGAGCAACGTCCGCGAGATGCGCAAGCAGATTCGCGCGCTCCCCGAATCCGAACTGCTGCGCCTGGCCGATGAGAGCAACATCATCGACGGCGACTTCTACCCGATCGAGAAATGACCTTCCCGGTCCTCAAGCCGCTGATCCACTGTGCCGCCTGCAAGAATGCGCAGGCGCTGGGGGAGTTTCGCATCCTGACGGCCGAGCCGTTGGTCTACGTGGACTTCTGTAAGTCCTGCGAGAGCCGGCGCGGCACCTTGTCGCTCTACCGCGACCGCGACCTTGCGGGCGCGACGACCAAGGACGCGCGCAACATCGTGCTCTCGGGCACCGACGCGGCCAGTACCGAGCTGGAGCAGGAGGCGGTCAACTACCGCGAAGAGCAGAAGCGCGAGTTCGCCCGCCGCGAGCTCTCGCGCAAGTACCTCTTGTTCTACACCAAGCAGTTCAACCCCAACTATGAGGCCGGCTGGGTCCACAAGGACATCGCCCGCCGGTTGGAGAAGTTCGTCAAGGATGTGGAGGACAAGAAGTCCCCCCGTCTGATGATTTTCATGCCGCCGCGCCACGGCAAGTCGACGCTGGCCAGTCAGGAGTTCCCTGGCTGGACGCTCGGCCACCACCCGGACTGGGAAATCATCTCCGCCTCGTACGCCATCAGCCTGCCGGTGGGCTTCTCGCGCATCATCAAGGACCGGCTGGACAGCGAGGAATACCAGGCGATCTTCCCCGGCACCCAGCTGCGCGACGACGCGCGCGGCGTGGAAGAGTGGCTGACGACCAAGCGTGGGCGCTACCGCGCGGTCGGTGTGGAGGGCGGTATTACCGGTACCGGCGCCCATGTCCTGATCATCGATGACCCGATCAAGGACTATCAGGAGGCACAGTCGGAGACCATCCGCGAGTCGGCCTACAACTGGTACACCTCCACCGCGCGTACCCGTCTGTCGCCCGGCGGCGGCGTGCTGATCATTCAGACCCGTTGGCACGACGCGGACCTGTCCGGCCGCCTGCTGACCGACCGGCAGACCCTGCTCGAAGCCGGCGTCCCCCGCGAGGAACTGGACGACTGGGAAGTCATTTCCTACCCGGCCATCGCCGAATACGATGAGTGGCTGTTCCCCGACCGCACGATCCAGGCCGCCCCGGAAGAGGTCCCGGAAGGGGCGCTGCTGCTGCGCCCCAAGGGCGAGGCGCTGCATCCGGCGCGATATTCAGCCCAGGAACTGCGCCGAATCTGCAATTCGATGCCCTCGGTGCAGTGGAACGCGCTGTTCCAGCAGAACCCGGTACCCGAAACCGGCGAGTATTTCACCAAGGACATGTTCCGCACGTACGGCCAGTTGCCCGACGCGCCCGAGAATTTCGCCTATTTCATGGCCTGGGACTTGGCGATCGGCGAAAAGAGCTCGAATGACTGGTCGGTCGGCACGGTGTGCGCCTACCATTTCACCGGCGCGATCTACGTCGTGGATATGTTCCGCGCCCGCACCAACGCCCCGGGCATTATCACCGCGGCCTTGCAGATGGCCCAGAAGTGGCCCTATCTCCAGGTACTGGGCATGGAATACGGGCAGATTTACAAGACCATGGCGCCGCTGCTGAAAGACGCGATGAAGGCCGCCAAGGTGCATTTCTCCCTGTCCGAGGACCTGAAACCGGTCACGGACAAGCTGCTGCGCGCCCGCCCGCTCCAGCAAAAAATGCAGATGGGGCTTGTCCATTTCCCCACCAACCAGCCCTGGGTGAGCCTAATCGAGCGCGAAATGCTGCGCTTTCCCAACGGCACGCACGATGATATTGTAGACTCGCTGGCGTGGCTCATCCGCATGTCGATGACCATTTCGCCCCCGCGGCCCTACAAAGCGACCAAGAAACGGCAGTTGAAGAGCTGGAAGGACGATTTGGTTTCCACCTCCGGTGGCTCCTTTATGACGGCATGAAGCGATGAGCGACGACGAAAAAGCCCGCGACAATTACGAGAGCTATCGCTTCTGCCGGGTCAACGGGCACGAAGATTTTCTGCGCCGTGCGGAAGTCGGTTTTGACTTTTACGCCGGCCGGCAATGGACACCGGAAGAGATTCGCGAAATGCGCGAATCGAACCGCCCCTACCTGACCATCAACCAGATGTTCCGCACCCTCGATTCGATCGTGGGTGAAATGCTCTATTCCACCGGTGACGTGCGGTTCACGCCCAAGTCGGTGGACGCGCAGGACGGCGCGGCTGAGGGGCTGGAGAAAATCTGGCTCGATGCCAACCAGCGTTCCAAGACGCAGTACTTCGAGCCGCAGCTGCTGCTGGACGGCCTGCTGACCGGTCGCGGGTACTACGACATCCGGATGGACTTCGACGACAACCTGATGGGGTGGTTGAAGGTCACGCGTAAGCGCCCGCAGAACATCGTCCTGCACCCCTACCTCAACTCCCGCGACCCGGACGACTGGCCGGAGGTCTTCGAGACCCGCTACGCCAGCCTGGACGAAATCAGCCTGATGTATGGGCAGGCCGCCGCCGACGAGCTCAAGAACTCCGGCCAGTGTGACTTCCTGTCGCCGGAAGACCGCTACGAAGAGCGCCTGCTCTCGACCCGTGTCAACTCCAGTGGGTTCGGCAACTTCGATCCGCAGCAGCTTGGCACGCAGACCTACCTGCGCACCCGCCGCCTGATCGAACGGCAGTACCGCGCGGTCAAGTACAAGGAGTTCTTCATCGATCCGCCCACCGGCGAGATGACTGAAGTGCCCGAGAACTGGGACCGCAACCGGATCGCGCGCATGCGCGAGGTATCCGGCTGCGAGGTGATCCGCCGCCGTGCCAGCACGGTCCGCTGGCGCGTGACCTGCGACCGCTATGTGCTGCACGACGAGGACAGCCCGTACAAGCACTTCACCATCGTGCCGTTCTTCCCGTGGTTCGTCGACGGGCACACCATGTCGCTGGGCGAGAACCTGGTCGACATGTCGCGCATGACGAACAAGCTGTACTCGCAATACCTGCACATCCTGAACTCGGCTGCCAACAGCGGCTGGAAGGTCAAGGCCGGTTCGCTGAAGAATATGAACGAGGCCGACTTGGAGACCAAGGGCGCCAAGACGGGCCTGGTCGCGGTGCTGGACGACATTGCCGATCTGGACCGCATCCAGCCCGGCCAGCTGCCCAGCGGCCATGACACGCTGGCAGCAACCGTGCGTACGATGTTCGACGACATCTCCGGCTACACCAACACCATGAAAGGCGCCGACCGCGCAGACGCGGCCGGCAAGGCGATCGACGCCAAGATTTCACGTGGCGCGGTCAACCTCGCCACCGCCTACAACGCGATCTACCACGCCAAGACCATGCTGGCTGAGCGGGCGTGCAACCTCGCCCAGAACTACTACACCGAGACGCGGTTCCTGCGCCTGTCCGGCGGGTACGCCGCGCCCGACTCGGCCACCACGATCAACCAACCCACTCCCGAGGGCGCGTTCCTCAACGACATCACGGTCGGCACCTTCGACGTCACGGTCATTCCGGCGCCGCAGCGCGAGACGGTCGAGCAGAACACCTTCCAGCAGCTCATGGAGATGCGCAAGGAGCTGGGCGTGGCCATCCCCGACGCAGTCCTGCTCGAATACAGCGCCGTGCCGAACAAGAAGCGCGTCATCGAGGAAATCCAGAACGCCGGCGGCACGCCCGAACAGCAGGCCAAGCAGGCGCAGATCGCCGAGCAGCTCCAGCAGTCCGAGCTGGAGGTCAACCGGGCTTCCGCCGAAAACTCGCGCGCACAGGCGCAACTGGCCATGTCTCGCGCCGGCAAGGCGCAGGTCGAGGCCCAGCGCGATCCGAACGAGACCCGCGCGGCGCTCGACGCTGCCCGGTTGCAGGCGGAACAGGAGCGCGATGCGCGCTCGCACGAGCTGGAAAAACGCGGTCAGGATATCGACGCCGCCGCGAAGCTTACTGACATGGAATTGACGCACCAGCGTGAGTTGAAGAAAATCAGCGAAAGTGCAAAACAGAAGGCGGCCAATGCAGCTGCCCCCAAGTCCAAGCAGCCACCCAAAACGAGGAAATAACCCATGGCGGGTAAGACCGACGACGCCGCGAAAGGCGCAGCCGTCATCGACCTGAACAAGGTCGAGAAGCAATCGCTCCCCGATAATCTCGACGGCCTCGATTTCGGGGACGAGGAAATCGAGGACGAAAACGAGGTTGTCGACGACGACGAGGTCGGCAAGACCAAGGCTGACGACGAGGTCGGCGGCAAAAAGACCGAGAAAAAGGCCGAGAAAAAGGCCGAGAAAAAGTCCGAAAAGGACGCGGAGTCCGAAGAGGCGGAGGAAGAAGAGTCCGAAGAGGACGACGCCGAAGAGGACGACGATACCAAGGACAAAAAGGCCGAAAAGACCGAGCCGAAAATGGTCCCGCAGGCGCGCCTGATGCGCGTCAAGGGCCAGCGCGACCAGCTCCAGGCGCAGCTTGAGGCCGCGCAAGACAAGCTCAAGCAGCTGACCGACACCGCGACCAACTCCAAGAAGGCCGAGGACTTCGAGAAGCAGCTCAACGACCTGTATATCGAGCTGGAAACCGCCCGCGCGGCCGGTAACGTGCAGGAATCGGCCAAGCTGGCGCGCAAGCTGGACGCCATGAAGGACGACGCGAGCAAGCGCCAGTCCGCAATCATCGCCCAGGTCGAGACGCGCCGGCAGCTCGAAGCGCGGATGTACGACAATGCGGTCACTCAGCTGGAATTGCTGGTACCGGCGATCAACCCCGAACACGACGATTTCGACGACGAGCTGGTGGCCGATCTGGACGCGGCCACACGCGGATTCGAGGCGCAGGGCATGGCCCCGGCCGACGCCCTGAAGCGCGCAGCGAAACGCCTGTTCGGCAAGAACGTCTTCGACGACCCGAAAATCCGCCGCGAAAAGCAGCCCGAGCCGAAAAAGACGGACATCAAGAAAAACGCCGAGGCCGTGAAAAAGACGCCGCCTTCGGCAGTCAAGGAAGAACGCACGGAAAAGACCCAGGAGATCAAGGTATCGACGCTGTCCCGCGACGAGTTCGCAAAGCTGCCCGAAGCTGCGCAGCGCCGTTTGCTGGGTGACGACGTGTAGTTGACGTGAAAAATAGTTGACGTATTATGGAGGCGCGGTTATACATAACCGCGCCTTCGTCTTATCCGGGACATTAAAACGGATCGCCCCGCGCCGCGTTAGTGCCGATTCGTCTTCCGCCAGACGCTTAAACAGGCGGCGCGCCCGAGCCGCGTCAGCGCCGATTCCGCTTTTGCCTTCGTGCGGTAAACGAGGGAATCCCAAGCGTTCTGTCCCCCTTTTTTCTGGACCGAGGAATCGGCAAATGGCAACGACCAATTTCGCACGCCTGACTGATGAGCAGAAGACCGCCTGGTCGCTCAAGTTCTGGCACAACTACCGCAACAAGCAGTTCCTGAGCAACTTCTCCGGCACCTCTCCGGACTCGATGGTGCAGCGCATCGAAGAGCTGAAGATGTCCGAGAAGGGCGCTCGCGCCGTGATCACCCTCGTGCCCGATCTGGAAGGCGACGGTGTCGTGGGCGACAGCCAGCTGGAAGGCAACGAGGAAGAGCTCAAGTCCGCCGACCAGGTCATCCGCATCGACCAGCTGCGCAACGCGACCCGTCTGGAAGGCCGCATGGCTGACCAGAAGTCGGTCGTGAACTTCCGCAACAGCTCGATGGACACCCTGGCCTACTGGCTGGCCGACCGTACCGACCAGATGGCGTTCCTGACGCTGTCGGGCGTCTCGTACGCGTTCAAGACCAACGGCGCCTCGCGTGTGGGTTCGCAGCTGCCCAGCCTGGAGTTCGCCGCGGACATCACCGCACCGACCTCCGGCCGCCACTTCCGCTGGAACGGCACCACCAAGGCGCTCGCCGCCGCTGACACCTCCGCGGTGGCTGCGACCGACACGCCGAGCTGGGCCATGCTGGTGGACATGAAGGCCAAGGCCATCGACAGCATGCTCCGCCCGATCCGCTCCGAGAACGGCATCGAGGTCTTCAACGTCTTCATGACCGGCCAGGGTCTGGCCCGCCTGAAGAAGGACCCCGACTTCCTCGAAGTGTGGAAGCACGCGCAGCAGCGCGGCGATTCCAACCCGCTGTTCAAGGGCACGCCGATCGCCGGTACCAACGGCATCTACATCGACGGCCTGAACATCATGGAATACCGCCATGTGTTCAACACCACCGGCGCCGCCAGCGGCTCCAAGTGGGGCTCGGGCAGCAACGTGGATGGCCAGCGCATCCTGCTGTGCGGCGCCCAGGCGCTCGGTTTCGCCGACGTGATGGGTCCGAAGTGGGTCGAGAAGGACTTCGACTATGACGCCAGCCCGGGTATCTCGGTGGCGAAGATCGTCGGCTTCAAGAAGCCGGTCTTCCCCTCGGCCCTGACCGGCGTGAACGAGGACTTCGGCGTGATGTGCGTGGATACCGCGATCTAACGGTCGCCACGAAACGAGGATATCGACATGACTGACAACATCTTCCGTGGCCGCCAGTACCCGCTGGTTGCCGCCATCGACTTCACCGCGGCGGACAACGCCGCGGATGGCGTGGTCATCAAGCTGCCTCCGGGCGCCTTGCTGATCGGTGGCGCAGCCCTGGTCTCCACGGTCTTCAACGGCACCACCCCGGCGCTCACCGCCAAGGACAGCGCGAACAACTCGCTGTTCGGCAGCGTGGACGCGACTGCCGCGGCTGAGACCGCGCTGGTCGCGGGGCGTTACTACCCGCTCGGCACGTCCATCACCGTGGCCGTATCCGGCGGTGCCACCACCGGCGAAGCCTTCGTCAACGTGTCCTACGCTATCGTGGACCGTACCAACGAAGTGTACTCGCCGTAAAAAAGCGTTCTGGCGTGGCTGCTAGGGCTTGGGGGTGGTTCCCACCCCCTTTTTTCCCCGGCCCTAGCAGTCCGACCAGGGCCGTCAAATAGCAGCCACAACCCGAGGAACCACACATGCCCGTTTCGATGGTAGCGCCGCGCAACTACACGTTGCGCACCAAGACCGGCCACGTCATCAAGTTCACCGCCGGCCAGCCGACGCTGGTCCCGGACCTTGTCGTGTCCGAAGCCCTGGCAGTCAACATCCTGCCGGTGGAGAACAGCGATGTCTCCATCCCCGACGACAGCGCGCGCGGCGTCCAGCGCGTGGTGATCAACGGCACGCTGCGCACCGCCCTGATCCTGCACACCATCCACGACATGGTGCGCGAGAACGACGCCGAGAACTTCGACGGCGGCGGTCGCCCGAAGGTGCACGTCATGTCCGGTCGCTGCGGCCTGGACGTGAACGCCCGCGAGCGTTCGGAGCTGTGGGACAAGTACCGCGAGCTGATCGCCAACGGCGAAGACCTGCCCACGCACAAGGCCATGGACACCGTTCTGGCGGTGCAGGCGCTGACCAAGCCGGGCGACATGAAGGAATACGCCCAGCTGCTGGACGTGCCCGAAGGCCGCCTGCTCGGTCTCTCGCTGCGCGAGCAGAAGCAGGTCCTGCTGGCCCAGGCCATCAAGTAAAGGTGCGACATGCAGATGTCCACGGATGAGGTGATCACGCAGTTCCGCAGCGACGTGGATGACCCGTTGCGCGGCCCGGCAGCCACCCCCGACGCGGACTCCCTGTGGAAGGTCGTCGACACCCAGTACTACCTCAACGCCGCAGCCAGCAAGGTCGCTCGCAAGACCTTCGCCCTGCGGCGTACCTTTGATCTGCCGGTCACCGCCAACGACCCCTTCATCAAGCTGCCGGTGAACGCGCCGGTGCTGCACGTCTACCGTGCGTACCTCAACACGGCTCGTCGCGTGCTCGACGAGCGTAATCTCGACGAGCCGATGGTCCGGCTGGACTACGGCCAGCTCTCTCGCGGCGATGACTCGTGGGCCACGGCTACTGGCACCCCGGTCGCTTACAACCGCGAGTACAAGGCGGGATACCTGCGGCTGCTGCCGACCCCTACCGCAGCCGACACGCTGACGCTCACTGCGGCGTACGACGCCCCGCGGCTGGTCGACGGCATGCCGATGCCGTTTATCACCTACGAGGACATTGACCTCGTACTGCTGTGGATGAAGTACCTGGCGTACTCGAAGAAAGACGTCGACACTTTCGACCCGCAGCGGGCCGCCACGAACGAGCGCGATTTCAACGAACGCGCCCGCGAGCGTCGCTACGAGGTGGAGCGCGAGTACCGGTCGCCCGGCGCTGTGCGCTTCAGCTGGTAACCATGTCGTACCTCACCGACCGCAATCTGACCAAGTTCCTCGGCTGGCCGGGGGGCTTGGACAACGTCAGTTCGGAGACTTCGCTCCGTCCGGATCGCTTGCGCGTGGCGCAAAACGTCGATCTGGACGACGCCGGCAAGCCTTCGCGTCGTCACGGGTACACCAAGCGCGCCAGCGGCGCCGGCTGCCACTCCCTCTGGAGCGGCGCGCTGGGGCTGTACGGTGTGATCGACGGCGCACTGGTAGCGATCGACGAGCAGTTCCAGACCGAAGAGCTGCTGGCCGGTGTTGGTCTGGCCCCGCTTTCGTACGCCGACGCGGCCGGCGTCGTGTACTGGTCGTCGTCCGTGCGCAACGGCGTACTTCTGCCCGACGGCACGGCGCTACCGTTCGGCGTGGACGCACCTTCGCCGCCGCAGGTCACTACCACAACCGACGGCGGGCTGGCCGCTGGCACCTACCTGGTCGCCGTCACCTGCGTGGATTCGCGCGGTATCGAGTCCGGCGCCGGGGTGTCCGCCGCATCCGACGTGGCTGTCGGCGGCGCACTCCAGATCAGCGTCGAGCAGATGCCCGACGATGCGCAGACGGTGCGGCTGTACGTGTCGCAGCCCAACGGCGACACCTGCTATTTCGCCGCCGAGTACCCCGCGACGCTGCGCCAGTACCGCATCGGGCTCGGTGTGCGCGGCAAGGCGCTGGAGACGCAGTTCCTGTTTGCGATGCCGCCGGCGCAGTTCCTCACGGTCTACAACGGCCGTATGTGGGGCGCCGCCGGTAGTACGCTGTGGTTCTCCGAGCCGTACCGCTACGGCCATGTTGCGCCGCACAACTTCCTGCGCTTCCCGGCGCGCATCGACATGGTGATCGCCGTGGGCACGGCGACGCAGTCGGTGCTATTCGTAGCCGCAGGCGACGTCACGTACCGTCTGACCGGCGCGGACCCCAAAAAAATGGAACGGCTGGTCGCACATAAGCGCGGCGCAGTGCCTTATAGCGCCATGATCGCGCCGGGGAACATTTTCAATATCGACGGCGTGAACGAAGACGTAGCCTTTTGGACGACGTCGCATGGTGTACAATGCCTGGGAACCGGCGCGGGACAAGTCATCCCGCTGACGGAGAAACGTGCGCTCACAAGCGCGGACGCTGTTTCCGGCAGCGCGATGCTCGTCGAGCGCGATGGCGTGCAGCAAATGCTCACGACGCTGCGCGGAGGTAATGCAAGTGTCCTTTTTGCCAGTGATTCAGCGGTGGCGGAAGTTATCAAGCTCAGCCAACCTTAAACTGGCGCGCTGGGCGTTTCAGCTGCACATGTATTTCCGGAATAAAGCTGTCGCGGCGCATAACCAGCGCGCGCAGTCAACCGGGCTAGAACGCATTCGGATGAACGTCTGTCAGAAGTGCCCGGCGTTTACCAAGATGAAAACCTGCAAGGAATGCGGTTGTTTTATGCCGGCGAAGGTCCGGCTTGAAAACGCGAAGTGTCCACTCGGCAAATGGTGAAATAAATGAACGAGCTCATCAAGCACGGTCGTGAACTGCTTCGCGCGCTTCGCAACCGACATTTCGAAAAGGCCGAGAACGGACTGTTGTTCCCGCGCCAGCACATCATGGTCGGCGGTTATTTCGACACCTGGGTCAACCAGGACGAACAGCCGGGCCATGACCACAACATCGTGCCCAGCGAGGGCCTGGTTTACCTGCTGACCAGCGGCTACCTCAACGGTACGCCGGCCACCGCGCTGTATCTGGCGCCGTTCTCGGGCAACATCACCCCAAGCGCGTCGATCACCGCCGCCAACTTCACCTCCACCGCGACCGAATTCACCGCGTACGACGAGGCGAACCGCGTGCAGTGGCAGGCCGACGCGGTGTCGGGCACGTCGGTGGCCAACGCCACCACCAAGGCCGCGTTCACGATGTCCTCCGGCGTGACCAGCCAGACCCTGTACGGCGCCGGCCTGCTGTCGTCCAGCACCAAGAGTGGCACGTCGGGCAAGTGCCTGGCCGCGACCCGCTTCAGCTCGCCGAAGACGGGTCTCAATGCCGGCGACGTGCTGAACGTCCAGTACACGGTCAGCATGTCCTCGACCTGATCCGTGCGCTACACGGAGTGGGTGCACTGGCTGCGGAGCGGCGGGGGTAATTCCCCGCTGCTTCGTTCTGTCGCGCGCACGCTCCTTGGCACTGAAAAAGAACGCGTCGATCGTGGTGAGCTGTACCAGTCCGTCCGGCGGGTCCGTCTCGCGGACGGCTCGATGATCACGGTCGGGTTTCTCAACGGGCAGCCGTACGCGCACATCGAGTCGTCACCGGAGCTGGCTGCCGAGAACGAAGGCGAGCTCTGCGAAATCTACATGCAGTCCGGCGTGGTAGACGCCGCCGCCGGCTCCACGCTGTACCCACCCTCCGACGCCACCTGCGCGACGATCGTCACCGGACTGGCTACCGACGCCTACCTGCGTGTCGTCACTGACGGCGCGGGCAACGCCACCATCACCGGCCGATGCGAGGCCGCGACAGCGTTTGCTGGGTTCACCGACACGGTCGTCAACGGTACGACATACACCGCGGCGCAGAAGCGTGCGGCGCAGAAGCGTGCACCGGCGTCGTGCTTCTCCGGGCTGTTGTCCGTGTACGTTCAGGCGCTGTACGGGTCCAAGGACGCGGCGTACCGCCTCACAGCGGACAACACCGGGCTGGAAATCCCGGTCGGCGACGGCACACACCTGCGGCTTCGCTGGGCGCCTGGCACGCTGACCAGCAGCGATGCCAACGGGCTGGTCAACCTCGCTGGTGACTATTACTTCGTGGCCTACGGCGCCGGTAGCGCGGTGTACTACCGCCGCATGACCACGACGGCATGCTACGTGCCCCTGCATATCCTGCTGAAGCGTTACGTGCCCAGCACGCCCGCGGACCAGGCCGCCATGGACCGGTTCGAATCGTTCTTCTTGTCGGCCGGGCGCCCGGCGGCTACTGCTGCCGCGGTGGCTCTGTCCGGCGCTACGATCGAGACTCTGACCTCGCCGTATGGGACGACTTACGGCGCGCAGTTTTCGCGCCGCGCCGCAACCGCGACGTACGTCTATCACGGGCGTCGGGTCACGGCGACGTTCGCGCCCGACAGCGTCTCTTGCGTTGAGAATGAGAACGTCACCGACCTGCTCGCGCTGGAAGACACCCCCTTTTTCCCGCGCCTGCATTTCGTGTCGGCCGACGGCACGACAGTCAACAACGTCAACACTAAGCCCGCCCCTCCAACGATCGACGAGGACGCGCTGCCTACGTCCGTGGATGCGCCGATCTGGGCGTATTACAGCGCTGACGGGACGCTGCAAGTGCTGCGGTATTCGTGCGAACTCGCGTTGTCCGATGACTCGCTGGGTTTTGCCGCGTTGGATGTGGCGTGCGTGTCGCAGACGTATTACAGCGACGCACCCTGGGCCACCAGTGTAAATTCGTGCGGCGATACTGTTTTCCGCAATACCTCCACCTCAGGACAGTCGGCGGATGTATTGCTCGGCTATGATTTCTGCAATACGACGGTACGGACGCAGTCCGGGCCGCTTTCTCGCGTATTTAATTGGTCGGCCGGCTTTTATAACGCCGCCGATTCGAATGTCGCGGCTATGACGCCGGCCTATGTCCACCGCAACGTCGTTGCAGATGGCTCCTGCGTCCACGAATTGCAGGCTTTCCAGACCGGCTACCCCGGGCTCTATGCCGAAGTAAGCGGTATTCCTGCATTGCAGTCCTTTTCCGGGGAACACGATAACGGCGATTCGTTGGAAGCTTCTTCGTCTGACCAGACGATAATCAATTCGTCGGAAACCTCCGGTAGCTGCGATTACTGCGGTGAAACTACGACACCGTGGCCGGTGCACCCGGCCTTGGTATCGTGCAAGGTCGTGGTCGAATCGCTGGATTATTTCTCCGGGTACCCGAATGTCTACGTTATGCAGTCGTACGCTAACATCGACGCCCCCGCCGCCGATGTGTGTTTTCTGCCTACTGGCGCAGCATCGGCGTACGTGGTCGGAAAGCTGCGCACGAAATACGGTTTGTTGGGCGGCGGTAAAATCAACTCGCCTAGTTTTTTCCAGCCGACGTGGCCGCGACTCGGTACGACTACTGCGCCCGTGCCGATTTTCTCGTCACCGGTAACGGATTATGTTTCGTTGCGCGTGAAATACCACTTCGAGTGTCTGGTCGTCGGCCCGTTGACGTCTTATTCGACGCCCACGTTTGTCAATACGGACGTGTCTCCGAAACCCGGCGGCAGCTACGCCATCGGCCCAGCCAGTAATGGCCGCTACGACTGCACGCTGACGTTGGGGTTTGCGGGGGCGGCTGTCGGCAGCGGGTATGCCACCGTCGGAGCAGCGGCGCCGGCGGGCATCAGCGACGCCATTCCGCCCGCGTCAGGTTTCACATACACCGATTACGTCGCGGCTTCGGGGGCGCCCAATTACCATACGCAAGAGCACATGCTAAACAACGCCGACCCGTTCGACTCGGACGTGCTTTTCGACGCGCCGAGCGCGCCTTACCTTGTGCAGTCGCTGCGCGGTGATACACTCGCGCGCAGTGATTTTTTGCGCCCCTCCGGGGCATATTCGGCCGCCGCTGCCTACCCTTCGCTGACATCCCCGTCGTTCGTCGGCTGGGCATGAGGACCTGACATGACCGCACAGCTGTTTTACCCCCGCGTCAAGCAGACGGTCACCACCACGGGCACCGGCGGCGTCTTCGATCTGACCTCTGGCACCGCGCCTACGGGCTTCCTGTCCTTCGCCGACGTGCACGCCCAGCTTGCGCTGGGCAACTACTACGTCTTCTACGCGATGGATGACGGCACCAACTTCGAGATTGGCTCCGGCGTATTCAGCGGCTTCGGTGCTACGCTGACCCGCGACGCGGTCATCGTCAGCTCGAACGCCAATGCTGCGGTTGACTGGGGCGCGGGCGACAAGACCTTAGCGCTGATCAATTACGCTTCTGGCGCCGTAGCAGTCGACGGTGCGAGCGCGGCGTCGTTCAGCACCGGCAGCCTGCCTGAAGCCTTCGGCGCACAGTCGCTGGCCATCGGCACAATCTCTACCGACGGGACCGCCGACGGCGGTGCGTACGTGGACGGCACTGACGCTATCGCCATCAAGGGGTCAGCCAGCGGCACAGGCGCCGTCGCCATCGCCAACGCCTACGCCAACGGCGATTACTCGGTTGCGATCGGCACTGGCGCCGCGACGAACATCATCACCTCCGGCGCGGTGGCCGTAGGGTATGGCGCGACGGCGCACAAGAACGATTCGATTGCTGTCGGTACGGACGCGAACACCAACGGCGGAGGCACACAGGCCGTCGCGATCGGCCTGCGCGCCGCGTCGTTCACGCAGAACGCCGTGGCACTCGGTACTGACTCGCTGGCATTCATGTCCGATTCGATTGCTTGGGGGCCGGGCAATGCCGACGCCGGCGCGCTCGGCACCGGCAGCACGGTGCTGTCGTTGTTCCTGAACAAGACCAGCGGCAGCGGCACGGCCGAAGTCATGCGACTGCCTTCAACCGGCGTGTCGCCCACGTTTGACGAGTCCACGTCGGGCTACCAGGCGTTCGCAGTGCTCTACGGCAAGCTGATCGGCCATAACGTCACCGACTACAAGGTGTTCGACATCGTCGTGGCGATGCACCGTATCTCCGGCACCGTGACGCTACTCGGCTCGCCGACGATTACCGCCGGTGTGGCGTCGGCTGGCGCGTCTGGCTGGACGGCTACTGCCGCCATCAGCGGCACCGCGCTGGACATCTCGATCGACGCTGCGGCGTCGAAGTGGGCCGGTACCCTGACCATGGCCTGGAGCAACACCTAATGATCGACGAGCCGATTGGTGCTGCGCCGATCGGCGCCTCCGCCGCGGCTGGCGCGCCGCCGCCGGTGCTGTCGGCGGATGCGCTCGACGCACTGACGTCGTCGGAGACGTACACACTGACTACGCCGATCGCCAACAGCTATCCGGAAGACACCGTGTCCGCCAGTGATCTCACTGTCGCTGGTGACGTGTACTACGCGCTGGCTGACGCGCTCGGCCTCAGTGATTCGGCGCTGGTGACGGTCTATCCCACCCTGCGCGATGCGGCGCTGCTGGTCGATGCGGCCACCGCAACCGTGCTGCGCGGGGCCACGCTGGCGGACGCCATCGCGCTGGCGGACCTGCTGCGGGCTGCGTACGACGCGCTGCTGGAAGAGGCGATCACGGTCGACACGGTCGATTCGACCACGGCATACAAGCTGGCGCTGCTGGCCGAACGTGTCCTGGCGACCGGCCTCGCCACCAGCTACCAGCAGGCGTACGCCGCGGCGGTCTCGGCCGTGGCGGTCAGCGTCCTGAGCGGGTCGCACTACTTCGAAGGCGCGTTGGCTGACACCGTGGGAGCAACCGAAGACCTGCTGGCCGTACTGGTGCTGCTGGCGGGCATGTCCGACGAGGCCACGTTCGAAGATACTGCCGTACCAACCGTACGCATGACCGCGGTCTTCGCCGACAGCACCACGCTGGCGGACGCCATCGCCGCGCAGGCGACGATGGGTCAACTGCTGGAGGACGCCGTCGGCGTCACCGTCGCGCTCAGCTATGGCGGGGCCGAATACGTCGGCTTCGTGCTCAATACGACCAACAAAGCCGCCAGCAGCTACACGAACTTCCCGTTCAACAGCATGGCACGCCTCGACGGGCGCTACTTCGCCATGGCTGATGACGGTCTGTACGAGCTCGCCGGCGATACCGACGACGGGACACCGATCACGGCAACGCTGCGCACCGGCCTGATGAACTTCGGCTCGCAGGCGTTCAAGCGGCTGCCGGCGGTCTACTTCGGGGCCAAGACCGACGGCACTTTCCTCTTCAGCGTCATCGTGACGTCCACGACCGGTACCAAGCAGCAGTACCAGTACACCATGGCGGAAAAGACCGCCGCGGCGGTGCGCGAGCACCGGCTGGAACCAGGCAAGGGTCTCAAATCGGTGTACTGGCAGTTCGAATTGGAAACGGTGGACGGCGCAGACCTGATGCTCGATACTCTGGCAATGGCGCCGATGGTGCTTAATTACAGGGTCTGATCATGACCGTCGCCGAAAACAATGGGAGCACCCTGGCGTATCCGCAGGATTTTGTCGCGGATGGCTGGTACACCTTCAAGGATATTGCGCTCGACGCGATCGCCGCAGCTGACGAAGCTGCGAATCGTGTAGCACAGTTCTCGGTGTCGCCCGAAGTTTTCAATATCACGTTCGACGATATTCCGATCGGCAATACACTGGTATTGCCGCCGCCGCCGACCGCACCGAATATTCAGTTCAACGGCCCGACCATCCCCGAGTTCGTCGCCTCGGGTGTGGACACGTCGATCACCCTGCCGGCCGAGCCCACCGCACCGGACTTCTCCGGCATGGATACGCTGGCCATCCCGGACAACGCGCCGGGCGACTTCACGGTCGCAGCTCCGGCCCGCCCGGACGTCGATTTTACGGTCGTTTTTCCGGAAGACCCGACGCTCACCCTGCCGGCCGCGCCGACCCTGTTCGATCTGGCGCTGCCTGACGCACCGTCGATCACCCTGCCGACCTTTACCGCCCACGCGCCCACGTTCGACAAGGACGCCCCGGGCAACACGTTCGCGTTCGCCGAAGTGGCATACACCCCCAAGGTGCTGGACGAGGTCACGGCCGAAATCAAGTCCATGCTCAACGGCGTAGGGCTGCCGCCCGACGTCGAGCAGCAGCTGTACGACCGCGCGCGCTCGCGCGAGGAAGAGAACGCCTTCCGCGCGCTCCAGGATGTTGACGACGAGTTTGCCTCGCGCGGGTTCGACGAGCCGCAGGGCATCTGGGCACGCCGCCGCGACATGGCGCGCGAGACCACGCGCAAGCAGATGAACCAGCTCTCCCGCGATACGTATGTCCAGGCGCAGCAGCAGTTCATCGAGAACCTGCGCTTCGCCGTGGCGCAGGGCATCGCGGCCGAAGGGCTCAACATCCAGCTGCACAACGCAGTGATGGACCGTGCGCTCCAGTCGGCGCGCGCCACCGCCGAGATCGAACTGGCTGTGTTCAACGCCGGCGTGTCGGCGTTCAACGCCAAGGTGCAGGCGTTCGGCGCCCAGGCCGAGGCGTTCCGTACCCAGCTCCAGGCCGCGCTGGCACGGCTGGACGAATACAAGTCGCTGATCGAGGCGCAGGCCCAGATCGGCCAGCTGAACCAGACGCTGGTGGCGCAGTACGAGGCCGGTGTGCGCGCCGTGCAGGCGCAGGCGGACATCTACAAGACCCGCGTCGAAGCGGCGTCCGCGCAGGTGCAGGCCAAGGCGCAGCAGATCGAGGCGTACCGCGCCGACGTCGGCGCTTACACCGCACAGGTGCAGGCGTACACCGCCCGCTGGGACGGCTACCGCTCGTCGGTACAGGCGTATTCGTCCAAGCTCGGGGTCTACTCGGTCGCTGCCGACGTGTACAAGACCCGCGTTGGGGCGTGGAGCCAGCAGGCTGACGTGCAGTTCAAGCGCGTCGACGCCGAGCTCCAGAAGGCCGAGGGCCAGATTCGCGCCTTCACCGCCCGTCTGGACGGCGTGCGCGCAGCGCTCTCCGCCGAGTCGGAGCGCACCAAGACGCTGGCGCTGTCCTACCAGACCCAGGCGGCGGTGTTCGAATCGACCGCCAAGGTCGCCCAGACCGAGAGCGAAACCCGGCTGCGCGAAGTACAGCTGGCCATCGCCCGGGAAACGGCCGAGGCGGACGTACAGCTCAAGAACGCCGAATTGCGCGCCACCAACCTGATTCAGAACGCCCAGCTTATGCTGGAAGCCCTGCGTGGTATTATGCAGGCGCGCGTTCAGATGGCGGCCAGTGCGCTTTCTGGCGTCAATTTCGGGGCGAGTTACTCGGGCAGCCTGTCGGACAGCTTCAGCAAGTCGGTCAGCTTCAGCTATTCGGGCGATACGACCGGCCCGGCCGCACCATAAGGGGTATCCCATGGCACGCAGTAACGACCTGCCGGACGACTTGCGACAAGGTGTCGACGCGGCTAAAGCCGCCGAAAACGCGCCTTACGGTTCGATCGCCTACCGCGATAATCCGCTGCAATACGGCAGCGCGCTGCGCCGTAAATATGCCGGCGTATTCGAACCGCGCATGACCACGCAAGAAGAAGATGACGACGCGCAGATCAAACAGAACTCGCGTGTGTTGACCTTGCGTCGGCAAAATATGATGCTGCAAGACACCGCATCGCCGAGTATCTTCCAGAATAAGCAGCAGCTCCTGCTGCGGCGGCAGCAGCAGCAACTGAACCCCTCCTACCCTGACCTCGGCTTGGATGATCCCTACGATGGATACTAAGACCAGCGGGCTCCGTCGCGGACAGGTGCTCGAAAAGTTCAAAGCCAATCGTGACGCGCTGCGCCGCTCGTATCCGGCGACCTCGTCTGGTACCGCTGCACCGGCCGCGCCTACCGACATCGACACGCCGAGCCACGACGGCCAGGTATCGATGCGCCGTTTTCGCCCGTCGATGATGAAGCGCTGACCATGGCCCTGAATCAGAACTACAACGTCGGCGTGCCGTCCAAGAAACTGGACCCTTCGGCGCCCAAGGACACCAAGAGCCTGATGCGCCGTGCGGCAGCGTCACCGTTCGCCGGCGGCCTGCCGATCGCCGAAGCAATGGGCGCTGCCACCACACAGGTGAACAAGAACATCGCCGCGACAACCGCCCCCGAGGCGGCGCCGGCTGGTGGCCCGGCGACGACCGCCGACAACATCAGTCAGGACAATCTGGCCGTCGCCAACGCGATGGGCGGCCGACTGGCGAACGGCGTGCGCCGCTATCAGATGGACGGGCGCAACGCCGTGGCCGGCTACGTCACGCGCGGCAAGGACGGCTCGGTGGTGTTCACCGACGACGCCAACTACGCGGCGCGCAACAGCGCCGGCGGACTGCGTCGCGGCGAAATCCCGGACGAAGCGTATGTCCACACGCAAGGGCCACGCGCCGAGTTCGAATACGCCAAGTCCGGCTTGGAGCAGAAGGGGCTGCGCCGGCAGGACTTCCACGACCTGACGCCCGAGCAGACGCAGGCCGCGTTCGACTACGCCGGTGATGCCGCGTCCAAAGCCCCCAACGCCGATATCGCGCTGTCGAACCAGATCGATGCCAACATGCTGCGCGCGCACAAGTTCGATCAGGACCAGCGCGCGGCCGAAGCCGCCGCTTCGATCGACCCGCGCACGCAGATCGCCCTGTTCCGCGCGCAGACTGCCGCCGAGCGCAACACGATCGCGCAGGGCCAGCTGGAGGCAACCCGCGAGGGCGTGCGCCGGCAGGGCGCCGCCGAGGACCGCGCCGCGCAGAAGGACTTCTTCAGCCAGTACCAGGCGCTCAAAGCCAACGACCCCAAGAGCGCGGAGAACTACCTGTTCAACGCGATCCCGAACGACCCGAAGCAGTTCGACCAGTGGGCCGCCACGCCGGCAGGTCGTAGCGTGCTCAACACGTACATGACCGATTACCTGCAACCGCAGGCGCAGTCGTCGTTGTTCCCGCTCGAATGGGGGGACAGCCGCCAAGTTCCGCATCTCAACTACGGCAACTTGGACCTCGGCCCGAACGAAGACGGGTTCAAGGGCATCATCAACCCGGACGGCAACACCGACGAGTACCCCGCGCAGGGTCTCTTCGGCACGGACAATTACAACTCGATCAACCGGTTCTCCCCGGCTATCCTCCGCCGCCTGAAGCGTCTCAATACGGAAACCCAGTAATGGCCCGCAGCCTGCGTGATCTCCTGCTGGCGCGTTCTCCCGCAGTGCCGGCGGTAGCTCCGCAGCAGCCGGCCCCGCTCACCGGCGCGCAGATCGACGAACAGAACGCCGCTGCCTACCGGCAGAATCTGGCGCAGACCTCGCCGTTCGTCTCCGGCCTCAAGGAAGGCACGACCAACCTCGAAGGGTCGGTTGAGGCACTCGCCGGCCTCGGGCAAGGCGCTGTCGGTGACGTGCAGGGCGGTCGGTCGCGGCTGCGCCGCGCAGCGACCACGCTCCAGCAGGCACAGGACTACAGCACGCCGGAGACCGCCGACCTCGCCGCCGCCTACAAGAGCGGCAACCTGCTGCGCTACGCCGAGCACCAGATCGGCGCGCTGACCCCCGGCATCGCCGCCACGGTGGTCCCGGCAGCGGTCACGGGCGGCGCCGGCGCGCTGGTACAGGGCGGGCTGCGGCGACTGGCGTTTGGGGCCGCCGAGGATGTGGCCGGCGGCGTGGCGAAGAAGGCGGCGCAGAACACGCTCGGTCGCGTCATCGGCGAGCAGGTCGGCGCGATCGGCTCGGGCGCGGCGCAGATGGCCGGCACCACGGCCGGCGCGGTCGATCCCAACGCTTCGGACGAGCAGTTCCAGGCGCAGTCGCGCAAGGCGCTGGCGGGAGCTGGCGGGCTCGGCGCGCTGATGGCGCTCCCCGGCGTCGCCCTGCTGCATCGTTACGGCGTGGGCGCCGGCGCGGAAGCGGCCATCGCCAAGCGGCTGGGCGCGCCGCTGTATAAGCGGGTGCTGCGCGAAGGCGCCGAACAGGCGGCGATCGGTGGCGGTACTGGCGCGGCGCTGGTTGCGGCCGAGCACGCCACCCACGACTGGATCACCGGACACCCGAGCGCAGCGCCGGCACTGCCGGACTACATCAACGCACTGGCCGCCGGTTCGCTCGGCGGCGCGGTGTTCGGCGCCCCGGCCGGGCTCAAAGGCGCCCGGGGCAAGGGCTTTGCCGAGCGCGCGAGCGGGCTGCGCGCCACCTTGGAACAGCGGTTCAAGGACGTACAGGCCAAGCGCGTCAAGCCCGGCGAAGAGATTCCGCTGGACGGCGGCAAGTCCGCCACCGAGCACTTCGACGACAACCTGACCGCGCTGCGCGATGACGACATGCCGCTGAAGGGCAAGGCGTTCAACGTCAGCAAGGACAACCTCCTCAACGGCCCGGCCGCCTCGCTGGTCGACCCGGCGCGTCAGCGCGCGCGCGACGCGTACTTCGAAGAGCGCGGCAACACCGCTTTCGCCGGCATCAAGAGCCCGACCGAGAAGCTGGTCGCCTCGATGCTGGACGACGGGCAGTACTCGGCCGACGCGATCCCGGGCATCAAGGCGACAGCCAAGGCGATCCGCGTCGGCTGGGATAAGCTCAACCCCAAGGAGCTGAACGCGGTCAGCGAGTTTCACTCGCGCCTGCCGGAAGACAAGCGGCAGCTGTTCGCCAACGCCCTGACCACGGCCAACGACATCACCAGCCGCAGCGGCTACGCCGGCCTCAAGGACGCCTCGGAGATTCCGTCGCTTCGCAAGCAGTACATGACGGACGAGAACGGCCAGCCGCTGCTGCGTACTGACGAGAACGGCCAGCAGGTCAAAATCCCGGTGTCCGAGGACGTTGGCAGCGGCAACAAGCGCACCAAGGCCAGCGGGCTCTCCGACGAGGTCGCCGACCCCATCGCCGACCCGGGCATGCGCGACCGCGCCGGCCTGTCCACGCAGGAGAAAGACGCCCCGCTCGGCTACGTCGACCCGGACACCTGGGCCAAGGCGCAGTACTTCAAGAAGCGCGGTGGCCCGGCGCGCGGCACGCCGGACGAAGAAAACGTCCGCATGGTGCGCTTCAACAAGGATGGCGAGTCCTACTCGGTCGACTTCAACATGAAGCAGGCCGCGTCCTCGCTCGCCAAGAGCGAGGAAGGCAAGGCGTTGCTCAACAGCCAGGGCGGCCCCAGTCGCCGGGTCAAGGCCGTCATGGGCGTGCTGACTGAAGCACTGGACCGCGGGTCGCCGATCCATCGCGGCGACATCCGCGAAGGGCTGCGCGTATTCCCCGGTGAGGACGGCGTGCTCAACGCCAAGGAAGCGGCCTACGTCCAGAAGGCGATGGCCAAGCGCTACGAAGGCACCCCCGGTGTCATCGAGACCAAGGGCCGCGCCGAGCCGAAGTCCACGCTGGACCTGCCGCAAACCAACGAAGTGCAGACTGCTGAGGGCGACCTGGCCGCGCGGCAGGACGACCAGTACAAGCTCGGCCCGGACCCGAAGAAGGTCCGCGGCGAAGAGCGCGCGATCGAGACCACGGCGCGCAAGGCCGCCCAAGCGGCCGGCGTACCGACGCGCGTCAACGGCCGTGCCCGCCCGCCCGGCGATATCTACGAACACCTGCTGCGCCGCGCCAAGGACACCAAGGAGCGCGGCATCGCGATGGCGGCCATCCGTCGGCTGTCCGAGACCGACCCGGCACTGGCTGAGCACATCAGCGAGGCGCATGACAAGCTCGACGCGTTCAAGGCACGACAGAAAAAGGCCGCTGCTGCAACGACCAAGCCGAAGGAAACCCTGAAAACCCTCGAAGCGGAGGTCCCAGTCGCCGAGAAGTACGCGACCAGCCCGCCGAAGGACTTCACGGTCGGCGAGGCGCGCCAGCGCGCCGCGCGCATGGACGAAATCTACGCCAAGGCGAAGGCCAAAGCCGCCGAACTCGGCACCGGGCACGCGGCCTATGGCCGCCTGGACGACCTGCTCTCGGTTGCCAAGACCGCGGCCGACGCGCTGCGTCACGTCGCCGACCAGCAGGAAGCGGCCGAGAAGCATTCACCGGAGCAGTACAAGGCCGACAACGACCTCTACACCAACAACGCCTCCGGCGAGTCCAGCGCATCGGTCGAAGCGATCAACCGCCTGCGCGACGAGAAAGCCGCCGGCCAGTCGCGGATGCTGGTCGACCGCGACGGTTCGGTGCGCCCGCTGTTCGGCGTCGACGCCGTGGACACCTTCGCCCGCCCCGGCCAGATCATCGTGCAGCGCGGCATCGGCAAGGAGCCGTGGACGGTCATCAGCGACGGCACCGGCAGCAAGGAGCTGGCCCAGGGCAAGCTCAACGCTGCGCGCCGCGCGCTGGAAGCTGAGCACGCCGACCTGATGGCCGACGCCGACAAGGACGTGCCCAAGGGTTCTGCCGAGTCCGAGCGCCGCGCCGCCGCTATTGCCATGGCGCGCGACCTCGGTATCAAAAACCCCGAGCACTTCGTCGACCTGGCGACAGAGACCTCTCTCGCCGAGAAAGATCATAACGCGGTCACTCGCGACCCCGTCACCGGCAAGGACTTCACTGCCAAACAGCTGATGGAACAGCTGGCGAGCGAAGGCAAGCCCGACCTCGGCGACGAGTTCTCGCGCCGTCGCGGCTACACGCCCGAAGAAATCGCGCGTTACCACGAGTACCAGCGCGCCGCCGCCGAGGCTATCCGCGACGCTGGCGAGGACAACGCCGCGCATGTACACGGAGTCGCCGACGGCTCGCTCGATATCCCTGCCCCGTTCCGTGACGACGGCAAGCCCCCGGTCCAGCGTTCGATCGAGAAGGTCAAGGCGTCCAAGGGCTACCAGCAGGTCGCTAAGCTGGTCGAGCGCGTCGTGCGCGGCGGCAACGACCGCGTCAAGGAGCGCCAGCTGGTCAACCGGCTGTCCAAGGCGTTCGGCGTCGACGCGCTGCCGGTGGTTGAGCATCAGGGCGGCCCGGCGGGCAAGTACGACGGCAAGGTCATCAGCCTGCGCAGCGACCTGAAGGGCGCACAGCGCCTGAGCACCATGTTCCACGAGTTCGGCCACCACCTGGCCGAGTCCAAGTGGGCCGGCGCCGACGAGAAGACCAAGGCGGCGCTGGAAGCGGACTACCAGGCGTGGCTGAAGGCCAACGGCAAGAAGACCAACAGCTTCGAGGTGCGCGCCAGCCGCGCGCCGTTCTTCGTCAACGAGCGCATCCTCGATGCCCTCGGCGGCGAGCGCGCGGCCTCGATGAAGGAACTGCCGGCTGACAAGGTCGCCTACCTGCTCTCGCGCGACGAGTACTTCGCCGACTCCATCGCCCGCGCGCTGGAGCAGCACGAAGGCGTGCAGGGGCTGGTCGGAAAGTTCTTCGCGAAGCTGGCGCAGACCCTCAAGCTCACGTATGATCTGCTCCGTGGAACCGACCCCAAGCTTGCGGATACCCCTGCCGCAATCAAGGAATGGGTCCACAGTCTGTGGTCTGCTCAGGACCCCGACCTTGCCGCCCCCGCCGCCAAGCGTGACGCCCCCGAGTTGCGTACGGCGGCGGGGGAGGCACCTCGCCCCGCTTTCAATACCCCGTCGGACACCTCGACCCTGCTCTCGCCGGAAGACCGCGGCGTGCTGGCGTCCTTCATGCTGCGCAAGGGCACCATGGCGCAGCTGCTCGAAGGCGCCTCGCCGGAGATGGCCCGCCGGCTCCTGAGCTTCGGTACCCAGCTCGACGCGGCCGTCAACCGCGGCTTCGCGCTGTGGGCGACGGGTAAGCTCAAGCTCGTGGACAAGCGCACGCTGGCCGTGCTGCACGAGCTGCGCGACGTGGTCAAGAAGACCTTCGGCTTCGTCACCGACAAGCAGGTCGCCGAGCGCGTGCTCGCCGATCTGAAGGCTGGGCGCTACGATCCGAAGGAAAGCACCCGTCGCGTGCTCGAAAACGAAGCGCGCGCGGGCTTCCGCACCCGGATCAACGCCGGCGACACCAACGCCAAGATCGAAATGGCGATCCACAAGGCGGTCACCAAGACCACCCATCTGGTGCACGACAAACTCGGCCCGATCTACGAGCGTGTGTTCAACGATCTGGATCACCGTATCCGCGCCGCCAACGTCCCGGCGCTGCGCCAGCTGGCCGACCTCGTGCACCGTCAGACCGGTGAGCGCGGCGAAGGCGAGACCCTGACACAGTCGATCGCCCGCAACCGGGCCAAGCTCTGGGATCAGGCCACCAAGCTCACCGAGGGCTTGAGCCTGCGTGACCAGGCCAAGCTGATCAAGGCGCTGCGCACCAAGACCACGCTCGACGGTCCGCTGGAGAAGCGCCGGCAGACGATCGCCAAGTTCATGGGCGACATGCACCATTACCTGGAGATGGCTGGCGTCGAAGTCGGCCACATCAAGGACTACTGGCCGGTGGTGGTCGACCCGCGCAAAATCCAGAACCGCGAGGCGGACTTCCGCGCGATGCTCTCGGACCCGAAGCTCGAAGCGGGCATGCGCGCCTACTTCAAGTCCAAGGGCTGGGACACCGCGAAGATGACCCAGAAGGAGATGGTCGACGCCATGTACCGCATGGCAGCCAGCGAATTCGACTACTCGCAGAACGGCATCTCCTTCGCCGACGGGCTGCTGCCCGGCGGCCGGGAGTTCCGCACCCGCGTGTCGGAGTTCATCTACCGTACCGGCGACGCCGAGCTGATCAACAAGTTCGCCAAGTTCCAGTCCGGCAACCTGGAGCAGACGCTGATCCCGTACATCACCCACGCGGTGCGGCGCGCCGAGTCGCAGCGCCGGCTGGGCGCGATGAAGGACGACGTGAATGGCTCGCCGTTGGAGCAGCTGCTCGACAAGGCCAAGCAGCAGGGCGCCGGCGAAGAGCAGATTCAGCTGGCCAAGGACTACGTCAACGCCGCGCTGGGTAGCTACGGCACCGGTCCGAACCCGTTCTTCCAGAAGGCGCTGGGCGCGTTCGACCGGGTGTTCGACACCAAGCTCGGCGACATGAATTCGGCGCAGTACCGCAAGCTGTCCAACGCGATCATCGCCTACCAGAACCTGCGCGTGCTGGGGCTGGGCCTGTTCGGCAACCTGGTCGACCCGCTGGGCGTGTGGGTGCGCTCGTCCTCGGCCAGCCAGACCTGGACCGGCTACAAGGCCGCGATGAAGGCCGCCTTCGCCAAGGGCGACAACCATCTGGCGGACATGGCCCACGTCGTGGGCGCCGTGGAGCGTCATGCGCTGGGCGAGGCACTGGCGTACAACTACGGCGGCACCGGCGACGATCTCAATTCGCTCTCGATGCGGGTCAACCGCGCATTGTTCCGTGTCAACGGCATGGAGTCGATCACCCGCTTCGCGCGCCTGGCCGCGACCGAGACCGCGAACAAGTTCCTGCTGCGCCACGCCAACGACCCGACTGCGCACTCGGCACGCTACCTCGACGAGCTGGGCCTGAAGCCCTCCGACATCAAGGAAGACCCCGAACACCCGGGCTACGTCAAGCTGAACGCGAAGGTCGAGAAGGCGATCTACCAGTTCGTCGACGAGTCCGTGCTGCGCCCGGTCGCGACCCAGCGCCCGCTGTGGCATAACGACCCGCACCTCGCCGTGTTGGCGCAGTACAAGGGCTACCTGTACTCGTTCTACAACACCGTCGTCCAGCGCATGCTGCACGAGGCGCATAACGGCAACTTCCGCGGGCTCATGCCGATCGTGGGGTACATGGGCGTGACCATGGCGGCCGAGATGATCCGCGAGATGGTGCAGTACGGCACCGGCGGCAACCCGCGGCGCAAGGACTGGGACGCGGCCGATTACCTGGCCCTGTCGGCGGACCGTTCGGGGCTGCTCGGCCCGAAACTGGGCATCCTCGAAGACTCTCTGACCGACGTGGAGCGTGGTAACATCCCCGGTCAGAGCATCACCGGGCCGGCTGTTTCGCAGGCCGGCGAGCTGCTCAAGACGGTGGCGGGGCGCCGCTCGTTCGACACTACTGCGGTCCATGCCCTGCCCGGACAGTCCATTTACAAAGGATGGCTTTCGCATGGCGACACCACAGGGGACGCAGCACAGCCCGGAGACGCACGAGCTCTCGCCGGCACCTGAACGGCTGATCATCGGCATCTGCGGCGCCAAGCGCGCTGGCAAGAACACACTGGCTGATACGCTTAGCCTGTATCTCGGCCTCGCGCATCTGAGCTTTGCCGGTCCGCTACGCTCGTGCGTGGCGGACATCCTCGGCATGGACATGGCCACGCTTGAAGCGGAGAAGGAAGTCCCCATCTCCTGGTTGGACGGAGTCACCCCCCGGCAGATGATGCAGACCATGGGCACCGAGTGGGGGCGTACGATGGTGCATCCGGAGCTGTGGCTGCGTGCGTTGCTGCGGCGTATCCCGCCCACCGGCGCGATTATCTCCGACGTCCGTTTCGAGAACGAAGCCAAGTTGATCAAGGATCATGGCGGCGTTCTGATCCGTGTAACCCGAACCGGTACTGGCGCAGGCGACGCGCACATCAGCGAGACGCCAGTCCCGGAGCAGTACGTTGACTACACCGTCGCCAACAACGGTACACCGGCCGAAATGGTCGACCGGGTGCTGACCTACATAGAAGGAGTGTTCGCATGAACCCGTACGAGCTGGAAGCGCGCGACAAGAACCCGTTCTACGTGCTGGACGCGGAGATCGAAGCGCGGATCAAGGACGTCGTGTATGACGCAGTCGACTACGACAACGCCACGCGTTGCACCCTGACCTTCGACAATGGCTACCGCGTCATGGGTGTGGCTGACCGGCACCGGGACGAGATCGCCGAGACGATGGCCTTCCGCCGCGCGATGGAACACGCCCGCGACTGCTTCGAGTTCCAGAGGGCCGAGCGCTTGCAGTGGATGGAGCAGCAGGTCCGCGAATCCGGTGTCCTGGCTGCCACCGGTCAGCATGGTGGGCTCTGATCTGGCCGGGACATAGTTCGGCGATCCTCACCTAAGAGGCAAAAAGAAAGCCCCGCACTGCGGGGCTTTTTGCTGTCAGTCGATCGCTCCGTAGATGGCGGCACCTTCGGGGTGCGTTGCAGCGTAGTCGCGCAGCCAGTAGTACAGGTCGTGCATGTGGTCGCTGGGGTACTGCCAAGTCAGGGCGTTGAGTGCGAAGAGCGAGGCGATGATACCGGCGGCATCGGCCGAGACCGTACCTTCGTAGCCGTTGCTGGGAATCTCGATGCGGTACGACCGGGTATCGCGCGGGGCGATGTACAGCCCGCCGTTGCTTAGGTCGTAAAAGTCCCAGAAGCCGCCACCGTAGTCCCCGGTCATGGCGCGCATCTTGGTGTACGCATTGGCTTCGAACAGCAGGTACAGCGCGCCATCGGGGAATTTCTTCGGGAGAAACGCCAGGCGCTCCGCGCTAGGCACTACGCTCGCGGTTATCATGGTGCGAGTCCTTCGCGGTGCGCGAAATCAGCCTCGACGTATGGTTCCTCGCCGTCGGTTGTCCAGTAGCCCAGGTCGAGGATGTCTTCCTCGTCGATCTTATCCAGCAGGCTCTCTTCGCCGCGCGCTTGGTACCACGCGCGGTACTCGTCCAGGTCGAAGCGGGTGATCTCGGGGTAGCCCGTCCGCGCAGTGACTACGCCGGTGGTGCTGTCGATAGTCAGGTCGCCGTACGAGCCGCGGATTATGAAGCTGCTCATACGTCGTCCTCGCTGTCCTCATCCTCGTCACTTGTAGGCAGATCGACCCATACCCACGCCAGCACATAGGCGCCGTCGTCGCTATCAGAGACGACCGTGGTGTCGTCGATCTCCAGCTCGCCGTCGCGGTGCTTTTCCTCCCACGCCTTCGACGCGTAGCGGTCTTCGTCGCGCTCGACGCCGAACGCTTCGATGCAGTCGTTGAAGGTCAGTCCTCGCTCCTTGAGCTTCGCCAGCGCGTCGCGGACTCCGCTGCGGAGCCCGCCGTTGTTCGGTGCCTCGTCCATACCTCTCTCCTAGTAAAGTTGGAATGCCCCGCGGGTGTGCCGGCGCGGCCGGACGTCCTTGATACACCACTTCCCGCGGGTCTGGAAAGCGTTCTCGGCCGCAACGCGCCACGGACCATTGAAATTCGGCGTGCAGATGCGGTAGCGGTCACCGGCTTTGACCGCGGACAGCGTGGTCTTCTGGATGTCGATGTTGCCCCTGCGGATTTCGACCCACTCACTCATGCCGGCTCACCTAAGAGTTTGCGCAGCACTTTCGTCCGGTTTTGATCCGTACGGTAGTCGGATGCCGACTTGGATACCGTAAGCTGCGTGACCTTCCCGTCTGGTAGGGTCAACTGGTAAATGAAATGCTTCTTCTGCCGAAGCAACTCGAACTTGATACCTAGTTCCTTGAACTGCTGTTCGACGACGCGCTGACGACGGTCCATATCAGTACGGGCTCGGTACGTATTTGCAGTCGCGGATGAACCGCGCTTCGTCAAAGCCCTCCGTGCCGCGCAGCTCCTTGCAGAAACCGTCGATGGTGGCCTTAGCCGCCTCGGCACCTTCGGTCTTGCGCACATAGTGAACGATGTCCACCAGCGCCAGCCAGGAAATATCAATGTTTGGCATGGCTGCGGCCCTCTTCGCTGGCTTCCTTGACGCGCGCCTCGTGCAGGTCGGCGGCGAAGTTTTTGAGCGCCTCGGTGTTGATCTTCAGATCGAACCGGCGCTGTGCGCTGACGTCGCAGGCGTGGAACAGCTGCGCTTCGTATTCGCTGGCGGCGGTAACGAATTCGAGCACCCCACGCACCAGCTCACCGGCGAAGAGCATGTCGTGGTCGTAGAACAGGTGCTCGGCCGCGTCGAACGCGGTCTTCTTCTCTTCGAACAGCAGGTTGCAGATACCGTAAAGCGTGGTCAGCACGCACTGGGCGGATTCGGGAATCTTCGCCCGTTCCTCGTCAGTCAGGACGGGTGCGGTATCCGCGTGTTGGGTGACTTCCATCAATGCTCCCCTTGGAAATAAAAAGGCGCCTGCGGCAGGCAGGCGCCTAGTATTGAATCACCGCGACACCACGCTGTCGCGCGGCGGGAGTATGGTGCGCCCGAGGGCTCTCGCGGCTTCAACTGGTCGTGGTTTCAGGCCACTCACGCCTTGGCCCCTATGCAGACGACGAACGTCCCATGGTGGAGCCATTGTGTGCGTGGCGCGAGGTTCATGTCAACGGGCGTAGACGCGGCGCCCGCCCTTCAAAGCAATGACGAGCACGGCGCCCAGCTGCAAGAACTTCGCACTTTGCAGCAAGAGCAGGCCGACCAAACGGATGACTGCAACCATCAGGATACCCTCTCAAGCAGATAGGCCGCGATCTGCGCGGCGTACATGAGCCGGGGGATGAAGACCTCGGGAGCTACCCGCGATTCCCACTCGTCCGGCTCGGTCAGGATGAAGCCGCGTGCCAAGTCCGAAGGCACGCCGACCACGACCACGGCGTTGTAACCGGCGTTCCAGCGCCGGCGCAGCCATTCCTTCTGCGGCCCGGACAACATGCTCTTGTCGTCAGCGCCGACGTTGTAACCGTTGCGGCCGTGGGTGGTGGCCATCTTGAACTCCACCCACAGGTCGCGCCTGTAGTCCAGGTAGCGATCCGGCGTCCCGTTGGTCGAGAGCGACGCCATCGTCATGGACTGGACATGCACGTCCTTCGGCAGTTTCTTCACAACCGCCTTTGTAAACTGGTGTTCGTTCACTGGCGCTCGACATCCTGAGCACGGGCGTACTCATACACGGCAAGCGCTTGCTGGAGCTCGCTGACGATCTTGTAGGAGTCCGTGCCGGCCGCCGGCACGCGGAACCGTGGCACTTGGTTAAGTGCCGCGATGGCGTTCTTGACGGCTGCGATCAGCCGTACTTCTGGTGCTTCCATTACTTACCCCCTGAAAAGCCCCGCCGTTGCGGCGGGGCTTGGTGCTTACTTCGTCAGGTCGAACAGGCGATCGTGCAGCGCGCGGTGCGTGGAGCGCAGCTCTTCCGTCTCGGCCAGGTGCCGGGAGCGGACGTCCTTGAGCTTGGTCTCCAGTTCCTTGAGCTCGGCGCGGACCTGCGGGGCGGCCATCTGGTCGATCGGCATCACGTCTTCGGCGGCCTTCTCGACGCGCGGCTTGCGACCCGGACGCTTGCGCTCGGCCGTGGACTTCTCGGCCGTCGTGCCCTGCGCCGCTTCGGTCTCGGTGCTTGGCGCGGCCGGATCGGCAGTCTGCACAGCGGCCGGCTGACGGACGCCGCCGCGGGTGATCACGGCCAGTGCGGACGAACCGACGTCTTCGGTGACAGCCTCGTCGGGGGTTTCGGTGGTGGCTGCCTCGGTCGTGGCCTCGGCAGAGTCTTCGGTGGTCGCCAGCGACTGGCGGGCGATGGATGAAACGCGGCTACGCAGTGCCATTTGTTATGGTTCCTTTGTGGTGGATCAGCGGCGGGCGGCGGGCGCCTTGCCCGGCTTCTGGCTGCTGGGGATGTAACCGGTCGTGTCCGGCAGGACGTCCAGCAGGGCGAGGGCCTCTTCGCGCAGCTGGAAGTGATCGGCGACGTTCTCGTTCTTGGCGATCTCGACGAAGCTGACGCCGAAGTAACGCGCGCCGGGCACCGGCACCGCCTCGATCGAGACCACGGCCTTGATGGGCGGGCCGTTGAGGATGCGCTCGCACTGACGGGCGAAGCCGTCGAAGACCTTGATCTGGGTCGGGGACAGGGAGATCACGAAGATTTCCGCGTTCTCCAGGTCTTCGGCCTGCTCTTCGAGGATCACCGCCAGCTCGCGGCGCTGGGTGCACGCCTTGCCGTTACCGGTCGCGGCCGAGCCCCACTCGTTCATCGGGCAGCCCGAGCAGGTGTCGTGCTGCTTCTCCGGCGCGGACTCGTCCGGAGCCATCTGCGAGAGCACCTTGCCCACGGCGAAGCAGCCCGGCGGCAGCGGGTTGCCCTTCTGGTACGGGTGGGGGTACCAGGTATGGCGGGTGAGGAAGTCGAGGACGATGACGCGGATCGACGGGCCGAGCTCGGCGCCATCGGGGGTTTGCCAGTTGCCGTTGGCGTTGATGGTCAGGCGCGGGCCGCCGCCGCCGGCGGACACCTGTTCCTTGATGCTCTTGGCCTCGGCCGCGAGCTGCTTGTCGATCTGCTCCAGGACAGCCAGATCGGTCTTGCCACGCTTGCTGGGTTCGTTGGACATTGTGTGTTATTCCCGGGACTTGCGAAGGGTGATGTACTGATACAACTGCACACCAGGAATGGGCCGTCCTTTGCGCGATTCGAGCAGCTCGGCAAACGGCTTGGCCGAGACCCGACGTTCCAAAAGTTGAGGGTGTTTCTTGACGGTCTGATAGAACAGGTCCCAATCGACGACATGGGGACGGGTCTTCTCCGTCGTGGTGACCGTGAGGTGGTCGTTGCGGACCCGGTCGACGCCTTGCTCTTGCATGGCAAGCAGCAGGACTTCTTCCGCTTCGCGCAGCGCCCGGTCCGCCTCGTTCAACTGAGCACGGATACCGGACGCCACGTTGTCCGCGTCGACGACCGCGTTGAGCAGTTCGCCGAGCGTTGCCATCTTACACCGCCCGCAGGCCAGTGTAGAACTGGTCAACGGCCTTGCTTGCTGTGGCCGCGTCACACTCGCCCGCCTTCACCAGCGAGGACTCCAAGGTCTCCTTCAGGTGGGGCTTGCTGCGCACGTCGCGGATGTCGGCCGTGAGGAAATGCAAGGCCGCAACGGCACCACTCATCGTATTTTCCATAGGTACTTCTCCGGTATTACCACTTTGTCTGGACGCTTCTCCAGGCCCAAGGAAGCGTCCTTGTACCCCACTTCGTATGCCTTACGCGCTACCGCGTTCAGCAAAATCTGCAACGTCTTGCGTGTGATGTTAAGACTTGTCGTAAAAGGCGGCGACTTTGACGTCGGCATTGAGCGGCACTCCAGCGGCCCACGGTTCAGGCGTGGACATGATGACCTGGACGCGGCGCGCCAGTTCCTCGACCCGCGCCTTGGCGATGATGAGGCCCACTTCGTCGTGGGTGGACATGACGATGCGCATGTCCGGGAATTCATCCTGCATGTGCAGCATCTGTTGCCCCAGCAGCACCCGCGACAGCGCCTGGATGATGTTCTCGGTGATCATCCCGCCCCACAACCGCACCAGACCGTTACGACTGTCGTAGATCAGTGTGCCGTCTTCGTCCTGCCGCAAGTTGGGGTAGAAGATGTAGCCGCCGTTGGGCAGGTGGATGTAGCCGCCGCGACGGTGCCCCTCGAAGATGATCGGGCCGTCTTCGATCTCGCGCATGCCGATGAAGGCCAGCTTGGCGAGCCGTTCGTGCACCCCGTGCTGGGCGTGGATCAGGTGGTTGGTCCGACGCCATGCGCTCAGATGTTCGGTGGTTTCCTCCAACGTCTGGTACACCGGCGGCCCGAACTGGCCCACACGGAACATGTAGTTGATCTTCGGCGCGCCGGCGCCATAGCCAGCAGACAATTCCAGCACCTTGCCGACGAAGCGTTCGTCCGGGTCTTTCTTGGCGTCGATCTGGCGATGGTAGATGCCGCCGGCGGCGTAGCAATAGACGTCCGGGCCTTCCTTGCGGTCATAGCGGGCGAACACTTCGAGCTTGTCGAACTGCTTGGCCTTCCACGCATTCATGCGCGCTTCGATCTGGCTGGCATCGGCGATGCACATCATGGTGCCCGGGGGCGCCAGCAACGCCTTGCGAATCTCCACACCCGGGCCGCGGCGCGGCGGGTTCTGCCAGTTGCAGCCGTCGCCGCCGGACCAGCGCATCGTGCGTGCGCCGTGGTAGTTCAGGTAGATCGGCGTCGGATAGTCCGCCCGCTTCAGGAGCTTGCCCGCCCGCGACTCGACGATGTTGGACTTGGCCATGAGACGGCCTTCCACCAGGTCCCGCACCAGTTCGCTGGGGTGGTCGAGCAGTTCCTTGAATTCCAGATCGTTCTTGGCGAACGCATACGCCGGCTGACCGGTGCGCGTAGAGATTTTCTGCGGCGGCTCGACGCCGGCCGCTTCCAGATGCATGGCGAACTTGTCCGCCGAGCCCAGCTCCTTCATGACCAGCTGGTTGCGGGTCAGCTGTGGCTTTTTATAGGTCTTGCCCTTGGCCTCGTACGCGCGGTACTTGGCGTCCTGTGCGGCCAGCTGCTGCTCCAGTGTGTAGGTCATGGGCGCAGCGAGGCGATCGAGGATGCCCTTCTTGCGCTCCAGCTCGGACAGGTACAGCGCTTCCAGCCGTTTACCATCGAGCAGCATGGTCGGCTCGGCATACATCCGTACCGTGATGTCGATGAGCTTGAGCTCTTCCTCCGGCACGATCCGGGCCAAGCCTTCGTAGACACTGATGGTGTCCTCGACGTCGTCGCCGTTATACAGCCGCAGGTGCGCCAGCTCTTCTGGCGAGAAGTCAGCAAGGCGCCTGCCCTTGACGTTCTCAAGGGCCGCCTTGTGCTCTTTGCCTTTGAGTCCCATGCGCTTGGCGACCGCGTCCAGACTGGCCGGGCTGTCGACGCCGAAAGTAAAACGGGACATGCCCATGGTGTCCAACCAAAAACAGGGAAAGACCCCGAAGTGGTGGGTCAGGATCAGGCCGTCGAAGTTGGTGTGGTGGGCAAGACAGGCCGTGATCGACCAGTCAAGTGTGCGCAGACCTTGGTAAATCTCGTCGTAGCCGACCCACACCTGTGGGCGGCCCTTGGTGCCAACTACTTTGAGCCCCAAGGTCTGCGCTTCGAACCGCTCGTCCCGGATGTAATCCGTGGTGTCGAGCTTGCCGAGACCGTACTCGTCCGAGTAGAAGGTCTCGAAGTCCAGGCAGGCGATCTGCTGGAACGGTAGTGCCATGCTGCTCCCCCGAGCGGATGTGGAGAAACAGTGTAGCGCACGTTAGAACGACGGGGAAGTCGTCGTCGTCATCTCCGCATCGAGCATCCAGCGCGGTACCGTGGTGGCGACTTCGCCGAACGTCACGAGGCGATGTTCGGCCGCTTCCAGCTGCGGCTTGGTCTTCTTTCCCTTGGGCGGCTGGTCGGTCACCTCAAAAATGAACGCGCCGCCGTCATCCACGAACAGCTGCTTGGTCTGGGTGATGTAGCGGCAGTGCGGCGAATTCGCGGGGCGCCCCGGGCGCGGCATCGGCGGGGGGATCATGTTGTGATGCCCGTCGTACAGGAAGATACGCTGTTCCTCGGTCAGGGGCTCGCCGCTGGGGACGATCGAGTGCAGTTCGAGGTGGGCGGTGACCTTGGCAGGCGCGTGTATGTCGCGAACAACCAGGTACTGTGTCTGGCGCATGGTTACTCCAGTCCGAGGGCGCGGAGCGTGTTGATGCAGCGGATCGCCTGCATCTTGGCGTCGTCCAGCGCGTGGTGGGGGTGGTAGGCGTGCGGGTCGATCCCGGCGCTGATGACCTCTTCGGTCACCCCGTGGGTACGCCCCAGTGCGATCAGGGTGCGAAGATCACGGACCTGGTTGTAGCGCCAGGGCACCACGACGCCGGCCGCCTTGCACAACGAGCCAAGCGCGACGGCGTCGAACTGCGGCCCCTGGAACCAGAACTCGACCGGTTCGGCCGGGTCGGTCAGCTGGGCCTGCACGAAGTCGTTGAGCCCTTCGAGGGCGGGCTTGACCGCCACGCGCTGCTCGAACGCATCGGCCGTGGCCGGGTCGGTGGCCGCCTGCTGCATCCACCAGGTGGACGTACCGAAGCTGATATGGCGACCATACGCGTCCTGCTGGTCGAAGCCATCGAGAGCGGCGTAATACTCCGCCCCCAGCTTGCCGGTCTGGCTGTCAAACAGCACGGCGCCGATGGAGAGCACCAAGGCGTTCGGCTCCAATGACAGGGATTCGATATCGATGGAAAAGCGTTTCACTTGATCTCCTCTACGGCGTACTGGAAGGATGTGCGGTCGTCACAGCTCTCGTCGGCGGCTTTTTCTTCGGCCTCGTCGGGAGTTGTGGCGTCGACTTCGATGACCTCGACAGAGGTGATCGTGACGCGATAGCGTGGCATCGTGGTGGCCTTGAGTTAAAAAAACCCGCCCGGCTTGCGCCGGGCAGGTCCGTGTGGGCCGGCAGGCGGGGCTGGTTACCCGCCGTTGGCGCTGCGACGACATCTAGGGGGAAGAAGGAAGACCCCGTCGCGCCCACCCGCGTGGTGGGACGCTGCCGGAGTCGAACCTTACACCACCCGGGCGGTGACCACCTTGGTGCCGCGCACGCCGATCTCGACGATCAGCGCGCCGAAGCCGGCGTTCGAGCGGGCAGCCGACAGCGAGCTGTAGGACGGCTTCTCGAAGGTGCGGCCGTTGAACACGGCGTAACGCACGTAGGTCGCGCTCTCGCCGTAGCCGCCGCCGTTGCGCAGCTTCACGGTGCGGGCGCCCGGGTTGTACTCCAGCTCGAACGAGCCGAAGTAGTTGCCCTTGCGGGTGCTGGCGTTGTCACGCGCCTCGGAGGCCGAGCGGTACACCTTGCTGCCCAGGCAGAACGGCGCGTCGGCGGCGTTGTACAGGTTGACGCCGAGCACCTTGGTCTCGGACGCCATGCCAGCGCGCACGATGCGCTCCAGGCTGGTGTGATCCAGGCCCAGGTGCGACACGCCCATGGTGTTGCCGTTGTCGAGGATGACGGAAACGATCTTGCTCATCGGGATACCCCTTACTGTTTGAAAAGAAAATGTCCGGACGGACAGGAAACCGATACTACGTGCGCTCAGTGCACGGTCGTACCGGACGCAGCGGCCGACGCGTCAGCCGCAGTGTTCTTGGTCTCCGGCGCGGGGAGCACCGGAGTGGTTTCGGGAGTAGCTGCCGGAGCAGCTGCCGGAGCAGCTGCCGGAGCAGCCGCGGCTTTCGGTGCGACGAACGGCGTCGCTTCGCGCAGGAACACCCGCAGCTCGGCTTCGTTCGCCAGGACGTCGCCGACGATGTTCCAGTCGCCGTCGATCTTGTGGTCCGGGCCGCCCGTCTTCACCATCGCTGCATCCGTGGCTTCGTACACGTACTTCTTGTCCCAGCACAGCGTGTTCTTGCTGTCGGCCGGGACGTACGACTGGAACCGCTCGGCCCAGATCAGATGCTGGCCGTCGACCACGATCGCGATCGGGGTCGGGGTCTTCAGGCCGACGCTCCACTTGCAGTCGAACAGCGGGCCTTTGGCGCCAAACGAACGGGTGATCACCGTGTCCAGCGACGGCGTGCGGCCCGTCGAGCCTCCCGTCGCGCCGCCTTGGCCGCCCGTCGCCCCGCCGCGCGAGCCGGAGCCGTAGCTCCAACCGTATCCGCCGTAGAGGTCGTCGTTGTCGCGGATGGCTTTGCCGGACGTCGTCGAAAAGTACCCCCGAAAGCTGCCGTTGGAGTACCAACAGCCCTCGTACCATTGGCCCTGCTTCTCGTTGCAGATGACGAACTCGCCGTTTTCGAACAGGAACGCGACCTTCTCGGTGCCAGCGAAGCCCTCGATGATCGGTCGAATGGTCTTGATCGTCTCGTAGTCGAGCGTCTTGACCATGTCTTCGGCGAACTGGCGCGTGTCGGAACGCTCCTTGTCGCCGGAGCAGTGCGTGTAGTTCAGGCACGGGCCGTTGTGCATCAGTGCGCCGTGGTCGATCGCGAACGGGTGGCAGTTGGCCGCGTCCTTGGCGCCCTTGGTGGAGATGCGGAAGTGCACCAGCGCCTTGGTGTCGGTGGTCACGTCCTGGGAGTAGTGCTTGAAGAACTCGTCGAAGGCGAAGAAGCCCTTCTTGACGACGATCTTGCCCGTGGCCGGGTCAAGGTACGCGTAGCCCGCGCCGTCCTTGTTGGCCTGGAACGAGTTGTACAGGTGCTCCTTGGTCACCCACTTGCCTGCGGGCTTGACGATTGCGATACACATCAGGTTGTTCTCCCTTCTTCTTGAGTTTAAGCCACGAGTTCCTGGAGCGGGCGCGCCACGACCGCTTCGGTACTCTCTTCGACGCCGATACGCGCCGCCAGGTTGGGGTAGGCCGCCACGTTGCGCGCCAACCACTTGCGGAACTGCTCGCCGATGTCGCTGGCGAACACGTCCGTATCCTTCTCCAGCCCGCAGACGAACGCCATGCCGGCCACGCAGTACTCCACGCAGGACATGAAGCCTTCGTAACGGATGTTCGAGCCGAAGATACGGACCTCGATCAGGCTGCTGCTGCGCACGTTGACCGGCCGGTACTTACCGCCCTGCCGCAGCCACGACAATGCCGACCCCGCGAAGCGGTCGCCCGCCATGTAGTCGCGCATGTACTCGGTGGTGAACTTGCCGAAGCCGCCGGCGGCGGCGTTCTTGTCCTTCGCCTCGAACGCCTTCAGGTCGCCCGCGTCGGTGTCGCTCAGGCCACTGCCTTCGGGGCTGTGCCCGTAGATCGCCTTGCGCCCGGAAATGAAGCGCGACAGCGACGAAGCGTTGTTGATGAAGGCCACGAAACGCACGACCTGGTTGGGCGCCTTGTCCGAGGTGTCCATGTTGACGTGGATGCCGGCACGCGCACGGTGACGCCAGCCTTCGGCCCCGCCCTGCACGAGCTTTTCCAGCAGCCAGCGCCAGTGGGCGTCGGGGGCCTGGTAGCCTTCATACAGCGTCAACGGCTCGGAGACGATCTCGACACCACCGGTGATGCCCGAGAGCGAGGAATCGTTCTCGACCAGGAACGGACGGCCGCCGATGAAACGGCCGCGCTCATCGACGAAGCGGTTGAGGAACTTCTGGAGCTGGCCGGTGCTCTTGAAGCCGATCTCCAGCTCCACGCCGATGCAACCGCGGTAGCTCGACTGGTCGCGGTCGCGCCACTCGCGGCGGGCGCCGTGATAGCCCGCCACCGCGCCACGGCCCATTCGAACCCAGGTGCTCTGCTCTTCGTCGTAGAAGATCGCACCCAGCGCGAGGTTGTGCCGCTTCCACGTCTGCTCTCCGGTGTCGAGCGTGACCCACTCGACCGCGTCGCGCAGTACCAGCGTTCCCGACACCGGATCGCGGACGATGTCCGGGCTGTCGGCCAACGACGGGTGCAGGCGCTGCATGCGGCCGTCGTCGTTGACGACGACCTGGAGGCTCGTCGACGCTGGCATTTCCAGGGTGGTGTGCGGGCAGGTGATGAATTGATCACGCCCGTAAAACCCGAGCGGGGCGTCTTCGCGCGCTGCCCACAGCCGGCTACCGAACTGCCGTGCGAAGGCGTCGGCCTTCTTGGGGTCGTGCCGGAGCCATGCTTGCACCGTGTCCAGCTGCGCCTGCGTCTGCAACCGCGTGAAGAAGTAGCGGTATGCATCACGGATGCGCGCCGAGCGCTTGCTGAAATACGCCACATGCCGGGCCAGCCGCGCCAGGTTGCGACCGGGTTTGATCGACGTGAACAGCCGCGCGCTGCGCAGCACCTGCAACAGCAGTGCGCGGGCCTCGGCGTCGTCTTCGGTGCCGATGCGGGCGTCGAGCAGCCCGTTGAGCGTGGCCCGTGCCGTATCGCGCAGTTGCGCCTTGCGCAGCGTGTCCGCGCAACGCTCTTCGATCTCCGATGGCGTGTAACCGCCGTCCTTCAGTCGCTCGGCATAGCGTTGATGCCACTCTTCCGTCGACCCGTAGCTGTCGCTGAGTAGCGCGGCGTCGAGAACTTCCGCCATCTCGATGATGGGCCGGGCTTTTTTCTTCGTGTTCACACCTTCCTCCTTCGCTGTGAGGCCACCACAAGCTCAAGAAAATCATTCATGTTGACCGTCTTTGCATCGAGCCTGCCGTACACAAGCTCTTCGACGGTGCTGTTTGCCTGTACCAGTACGGTGTTGGTTACCTTGTCTTGCGCGCCGCGGTAAATGCGGTGAATGGCCTGCTTGAGCAGGTCAGCTTCGTAGAACGGCGAGAGGATGATGCACGCCTCGCCCCGGGTGAGGGTCAGGCCGTGTGCACCGGTCCGCGGGTGCAGCAGTACCGTCTGGTACATGCCGTTCTGGAAGTTGTCGACGATGCGCGCACGATCGCGGTCGCTCACGCTACCGTCGATGACCGCGAAGGGCACGTCGCGTTTGGTCAGCAGCTTGGCCATCTCTTCGCGCTGATGGAACCAGTTGAAGAACACGACCGAATGGCGGTACTTGCTGATCAGGTCGTAAGCCAGCTCGTAGCGCTGGGTGTCGACCAGTGCGTAACTGCGTTCCTCGGCGCCGTTGTACACCGCGCCCGAGGCGATCTGGAGCAGTTTCTGGCGCAGGCTGGCCGCGTGCACCGCACTGACCCGTTCGCCTTCGATCTGCGCGACCATGTTGACCGCGAACTGCTCGTAAATCTTCTGCGCCTTGGTGTTCAGGTCGAAGCTGTAGCGCGAGACATGATTCGGCGGGACATGCGTCATCACGTCTTCGAACGCATGCCGGATCGAGATGTCCGCGATCAGCGAGAACACCGCCTCGGCTGCGCCGGGCTTGTCGTTCCACTTGACCATGTTGGGCATCGGCCCGATCTGCTCGGACTGCTGCACCGAATTGCGGAAGCGGAAGAAGTTCGGACCCAGCCGTTTGCCGCCATCCATCAGCAGAATCTGATGCCACAGCTCGGTCACTGAATTGGGGTTAGGCGTACCGGTCAAGAGGTTGCGCCGGCCGAAGCGGTGCGTGATCAACCGCATGGCCTTGGAGCGCTGACTGGTCGCGTGCTTGAATGCGGTCGATTCGTCGATGATCAGCTTGTCGAACCCGCGCAGCAGCTTCGGGTTCTTGGCGATCGGCACGGCCGCGTCGATATTGGTGATCACCACCGGCGTGTCGTAGGCGAACGCTTCCTCGCGGTGCGCCGCGTCGGCGATCGCGTAGGACAGGCCGGGGAAGTAGGCGTCGATCTCGTTGCCCCAGGCGCTGCGCATCAGCGTCTTGGGGCAGACCACGAGGGTACGCCCGGTTTCGCCGCGGTTGTAGGCGTCGTTCAAGATCAACAGATGGGACGTCGTCTTGCCGGTGCCCGGGTCGGACATGTCGAAGATTAGCGGCGACTCGGCGCCGAAAGCGCGTGTCGCTTCTTGGTGCGGCCAAGGCTTGACCTTGACGGGGAGTGTTCTTGTGGTCACGGGTGCTTTTCCGCCCTGTATGACCCCCGTCTAACTACAGAACCGGTCAGAAAGCGCCAACCCCTGACCGGCCCTGCGAATGCGTCACGCCGTGGCTTCGACCGTCCACTGGACCTGCTTGTGCAGTACGCCGGTGCGCTGGAAGGTCGTGATTTCGGTGACCTGTTCGTTGCTGCGGCAGCGCTCCAGCAGCGCTTCGAGTTCGCCTTGGTCGGCCGCGCGCATGGATTGCGCACCGCCGTTGACGTACACACACTCGACGATCGCGAACGCTTCCATCGGCTTGGGCATGAGCTTCTCCCGTTTCTTGCGGGTTTTGGGTTTGGTGATGGGTTCCACCGGGGTGACAGACTTGACCCGGCGGCTGGGCAGCCGCTTCTTGAGCGCGGCACCTTTCTTGCGGAACACGCAGACGATCACGGAGCCGCCGGTGCTCTGCTCGGACGTCGACTTGTAGAGCGCATCGCCTTTGAGACGCGTGTTCATGTTGGCGACCAGGCTGCGCACCTGCTTGATCGACAGCTGCTCGCCCGAGACATACAGCGTCTCGTTGACCTTGAGCGAACGCAGCTTGTCGGGCCAGTCACTGGCGAACTGCTTCACAGGGTTGTAGTTGGGCATAGGACATACCTTTCTTCGATGGCGGCGATGATCTCGCCGAAGTGCTCGGTGATGAATGCAAGGAACTCGGTGTCCGGGTCGCCGGCCGGAAAACTGAGTGCCTCACCGCTGACAGATACCGTGCCATCTTCATGGCCGGTCCATCCCCCGGTTGTGCGGCGTTCGTTGAGCGCCTTCGCCTGCCAGAGTAGGCGATTGATGTCTTGCGGAAATGTGAAGCGATAGCGGCTCACTTGCGCTCCGGTTCGATGATTGCCTTGAGGACTTCTGGGCCGTAACCGTCTCGGTACAGTTCCAAGTCGCGCTCGGTTTCCAGATGCTCGGCCAACAGCTCCAGGCGCGTGGGAATTCGCCCCATGCGGTAGGTCCGCCGCAATGTACGCGCGTCATGGCGTAGCCACGCTATCCAGTTGTCGCGCTGTGCGCCGTTCATTTGTACTGCCTTTTACTGGGGACGCGCGTCAGCTTGACCTGCCCCGGTTCGAAATACGCCCGGTGCCGGTACCACTTGCGTAACCCCTCGACCGTCGCTTTGCCGTCCGGCGAGAGCTGCGCAATGAGGTTCTGATGGTACTCACTGCGCTCGAACACCACGGTGATGACGTCCTGCCGCTCTCGCGCGAAACTGCACCGGTTGATTACCGGCGTGTCTGCGCCTTGGTAGAGCACTGGCCAGTGGTTGAGCATCGCCCAGAGCTGCATGGCGCTACGCCTCGACGAACTTGACCGTACGCATGATCGGGTCGCGCGAATAGCCGATGGCTTCGGGTTCGCGCTCGACGGTGCGCCAGCCAGATAGCCCGCCGCTTGCACGTAGATCAGCGTAGCGTACGAGCTTGCGGCTCACTGAGATGGACACGTCGGAGGTGCTGGGCTGCGGTGCGCTTTGCGACAGCTCGTAGGCGCGATTGACTTCGCGCATCAGCGCCAGCTGGGCGTCGACGGCTTTGCCCGACCGCATGATCTGGTCGAACATCTGGAGAACTTGTTCGCCGTTCATTACCGCAGGTCCACGTCGGGCAGAATCGCAGCGGGCTTGAAGGTTACCTTGTAGCGGTACGTGCTCACGTCCGCAGGCCCGAGTTGCTCGGAGAAGTAGGTGACGTTGCCGCTCAACCCCAGGTAGTGCTTCTTGAACTGGTTCGGCCCGGTCTTGCAGGTGACCGCGACACCGTCCGTGCCGGTGGTGCCGTCGGCACTCTTGACCGAACACGCGCCGTCGATCTCCAGCAGGTAGGTGTTCGACCAGGTATTGATGAAGATGATGCGCCGGTCGATCTGAAAGTTGTCCGCCGCGTAGGAGATGTTCTGCGAGGCGACGTCGGCGTCGTTCATGCAGCCAGCCAGCGTGCTGGACAGGGCGGCGAGCAACAAGACCGCGGCGAACATGACACACTTCTTCATCGGGACACTCCTACGGGGCACGCGCCCGTGCCTTGGGGGGAAAAAGGGCAGTACCGGCAGCTCGCCTTGGACGGGTTGGGCCGGTGCAGCTTGTCGGCCATCATCGCTTGGACCTCGGCATCGAGCTTGGCTTGCGCCTTGTCCAGTTGCTGATGGGTGAAATTGATCTGCCAGGTGTCGGGCAGGTCCAGATACCACAGCTCCGCTTCGTAGTTCTCGAAGCTGTCGTCGTCGATCTTCGCGCAAAGCGCGTAGAGCTCGGTCTGACCGTAGTGCTTGAGCTCGTTGCCGAACTTCTTGCCGGTCTTCTCGTCGATGGTCAGGTTGATCTGCCCGGGGACCTTGACGTGGATGTCCGGGATCACCACCAGCCAGCGTTCTTTCTCGCCGCACGGCCGCCAGTTGTGGTCGTAGTAGTGCGGCTTTTCCAGCGTGACTTCGCCCAGCCCGTCGCGGCGGATGTCGCGCACGTCCGTCAGCAGCCCTTCGAACTTGATGAGCTCCTGCGGGAACGGCGCATCGTCGGCGAGGACGAAATCCTCGGCCATCTTGTGACGTTGGGTACCGCGATCGCGGCGGTCGTCCTTTTCACGCGGTGGCTCGGGGCTGCGCTCGATGTACTTGAGGTATGCCCAGAAGCGGCAGGTGCGGTACACCTGGAGCATCGACCAAGACCACTTTGTGAATTGCTGGTGCATTGTTTTATACCTGCGTGCCCCACAGGGCGTATGCTTCGCGCGCGCTGAATTCGTGCTCGCGAAGGATGCCTTTCGCGTCGCGGTAGATGACGCCCATCAGCTCGGTGCCGATCCAGAGCACCTTGCAGCTGATATCGGCGATTACCACCGTGTCACCCGGTTTGATCGAGTCGAAGAGTGCGTAGACTGGATTGGGGGGTGCCGGTTCGTGCCTGCGTTTCTTGAAGGGCCACATCGGTCACTCTCCTGTGTGTTCGTCGTGCGGTTTGGCCAGCAGCATGAGCGCATCCACGTACGGTACTGCGCCTACGCCGTGGATTCCAGAAATTTGAGTTTGGGACGGAACTTCAGATGTTCGTCGTTGCACAAGGCGTCGTCGAGTTTCTCCAGCAGTGCGTCGGGGATGACACGGCCTTCGGTCTCGCAGGCGTACTTGGTGATGCTCTGCGCTTTGCGCCCAACCAGCGCGCCAGCCTGCTTGTGGCTGATGCCGGCCTTGGCCATTGCGGCGCGCAGGTAGATCGTGTTGGGATGCAGCTTGCGCGCGTCCGGTGCGCCTCGCGCGTGGCGCTTAGTCGCCGGCATTCCTCACCTCGTGGTCATTCCTCCCCGCCGCCTGCGCGTTGCCGGCGGCGCGGGTGGTGTCCTCGCGGTGCAAGTAGCAGTCGATGCCGGTTTTGTCGTGGATGTGCGCGCCGAGAACGAGGGGCACCGCTTGATCGTTCTCATCGTCCGGGTTCACATGCAGCCAGTAGCGGGCGCCGACGATGACATCCGCCACATCCACCGCCTGCGCTGGCTGGGTGAGGCGGGCGCGGGCTTGCCACGCCAGCCAGTTGCCCTGAATCTGGCCGTTCACGTACTTCCCGCTGGTGCGTTGCTCGGGCTTCGACGTGAAGCCCTGCTCGGCCAACCATGCCTCGAACGCCTCGCGCTCGCTATCCATCTTCTCGGCCATCTCACTCCCCTTTGTACCAGCGTGTGACTTCGGTTTTTCCTTCCGCCACCCATTGTCGATAAAGCGCGTCGGCTTCTTCACGCGTATCTCTCCACTCGCCGATGCAGCCCCCGGCCCCTGTGACGCGGGAGACGTAGAAGCCCTTGGCCGGACTCGGCGGAAGATCAGAGCGTCCCCTGGGAAGCACGCCGTAGTGTGGGATGCGGTAGCCATCAAATGCCCCCATCTCACTCCCCTTCTGCGGGTTGGGTGAGGCGGGCGTCGATGGCTGCCGCTAGGTCGCGCAGCTCGTTGCTCCAGCGCACCTCATCGGCCTTGGTACGTCGCCCGGCACTCGGCAGGCCGATTGCAACGGACAGGCGTTGCAGGCGGTTGTGTACCTCGGTAAGCGTCATCTTCTCGGCCATCTCACTCCCCCTTCTGCGGGTTGGGTGGGCTGTTGGGTGACGATGACGCGGTTACAGCGTCCACAGGTTCGGTAGTGCCACGCCTTGAACTGCCACGCATCGACAAAGCGATGGCCGATACAGCGGCACGCGAATATCCAGAAACGCTCGATCCAAGGCAGGCTCACCCCTCACCCCCATCACCCTCGGGCGCGGACGGGGCGGCTTTCTTATGAGCATGCGGGTTCCACGCTTGGAAGCCACATCCCTTTTCATCAGAGCAGTACCAGTTGGACCGATGAGCTGAACACCCGCCAAGGCACAGCAACTCCGCTCCGCAACGCGGGCATTTGTCACTCATGGCCATCACCCTCGGGCGCGGACGGGGCGGAGAGCTTCGCGGCAATGCTCTTGATCCGCTTGCACATATCGCACCGCTGCTCGTCTTTGATGTAGTCGTGCGAGAACTCGTTGTGCCGCAGTTGGGCCAACAGCCAGCGAACGTCCGCATCCGGCACCCCGGCGGGCGAGGCTGCCGGGGCGGGGTGGGTGCGGCCCTTGCCGTCACAGGCGATGCAGCGCATATCCATGATGTTGCCCATCCCGCCGCAGGGCTTGCAGCGCTCACCCTGGCCCTGCGCGGCGAGGGCGGCGCGAATGGCCTTTACATACAGCTTGTCTCCGGCATCGCCAACGCGCTCGAAGTAAGCAAGGCCCTCGGCCACAAGCGGATCATCCCCCACCCGCCCGCTGTCGGCGGACTGGCGCAGGGTGGCGGCTTGCTGTGCGATGTAGCGCTCAAGCATGCCGCGCGGCCCGTGCGCATCAACGCCAGTGCCCATGCGGGCGTAGTCGTCCAGGCTGTTGAGCGCTTCCGCCGCGGCCTCATGGCTTACGTGATCATTCATGGCAGTTTCCTCAAGGGGCGCACGGTTGCACCTTCCTCGGTGTCCTGGAAGATTTCAGCAGCCAGTTCGCGGGCCGCGTCCGATACATTCCAGCCGGGGGCCGGGACCCCGCGGACGGAGCGACCGAAGCGCGCGTCGTAGTAGGTCTTGGACGTGCTCGCCAGCAGGCCGTAGCGCTGGAAAATCTGCCGCTGCGCTGCCTTGGTCTCCGGGAACTGCTTCTCGGTGATGGTGACCATGCGGAACAGCACGTACAGGTCCTCGTGGCGCAGTACCTTGAGCGATCCGTCGAGCATGGCGCGCAGCAGCCGGTCGTAGTCGGCGGTAGGCAGCGAGCGGCCCATGTAGTCGGTTTGCAGCTGGATCGTCGAGGGGCGCACGTCGAGGAAGAATTCCACGTCGCCTTCGTTGATCGCGCGGGCGGTGCGGTCGAGCAGACTGTGCGTGGCTTCGTACACGCGCTGCTTGGTCTCGCTCTCGTAGGGCGTGTTGAGCCGCTCGTCATCGATGATGACCGAGGCCAGCAGCTGGGCGAAGGCATCCATCTCGCGGCCCTCGGTGACGACCGCCAGCTCGTTCGGATTGACCTTCATCCGCTCGGTCTGGTATTCGCCGAAGTTCCAGCGACGGTCGCCTTCGGGGACCACGATCGGGCGGCGGTCGTTGGAGCAGACGATGAAGTTGGCGTGGTTGGCCGCTTCGCGCCCGGCCTTGTGCATACCGCGGATCACGATCTGCGGCTCGGTGATCCATTCGCGCAGCTTGCTCATGACCTTGTCGCGGTCGATGGTCTTGCTCATCGCCGCTTCGTTCAGCGAGACGACCAGCCGGCCTTCGAGGAACTCGTTGAACTTGTCGTTGACGTGTTCGTACTGCTGCTGGGTCACGCACTCGTCGCCGAAGAGGTGGCGCATGATGTAGTTGGTGACGAAACCCTTACCCGTGCCCTCGGTACCGGAGAGCACCCAGCCAGTGTTGGTGCGCGTGCGGCGCTGGAAGATCGCCGCCAGCCAGTTGAGAAAGAACATCACGGCGGTCTGGTCGTTGCCCATCACGCTGTCGATCACGCGCCAGGTCACCGGTGCGATCTTCTTCAGGTGGTTGACCAGCTCGATATCGACCGCGCGTACCGGCGTCATGCCGCCGTATTTCTTCATCAATGGCGTGCGCCGGAACAAGTTGATGACCGGGTAGCCGTCTTCGAAGCGCAGGTCGGATTGCATGTCAAACACCAGATCGTAGTGGGGGAACGACGGCTTGATCGGTGCGCCGAAGCTCATCAGCCAGGAGAAGGCGGCGTCCTTGACCGACGGGTCCAGGCGCAGGACGTCATTCTCCCGGTCGTAGGTGCCCACGTACAGCTGCGAGCCGCGGTTGGTTGCATAGAAGGCCAGCGGTTCCATCGCGCAGGACTGCATCGCGTTGGCCGGCACCGCCTTGGCTTTCTTCACCAGCGCCTTGTATAGGTCCGGCGCGACTGCCTCGGTGACCAGGAACGGCTCGCCCTTGTGGTTGCCGATCAGGTTCGGGTCTTTGAGGTTGATGTAGTAGGCGAGCGAGTCGCCGCCGTTCATGTTGAACCGGATGTAGCCCTCGCCCGATGGCTTGATGTCGTGGATGACGCACTCTTCGGCGTCGACCATGACCTCGATGCCTTTGACCATGCGGGTGCGGTAGGCGCGCTCGGGCAGCCCGGCGGCGCTGCGCAGCGCGTTGATCACTTCGCTGATCGCTTCGGGCGCGACCGGGGTGAAGGTCGGTAGCGCCAGTGTGCGCTTAGCGCCGTCGAGCAAGGTATAGGGTGTGTCCACCGCCGGCACGAAGCCGAAGCATCGCGGTGGTGCGACGTAGATCAATTTGCTCGGTACGTTGACGGAGCGATCGAGCGGAAAATGCAGTGCCATCCCGGAATCGGTCAGGGCCAGCTCGTCCTTCAGCGGGGAGTTGAAGTTGATCCAGGTGATCCACTGGTTGAGCAGGGCGGTCTTCACCGGGCTGTCCAGGCGCATGAAGACGTGCGCGGACAGCTTGGTGGCATCCGGCCGGTAGCAGGAAGAAGACAACTGCACTAAACAATCGACGTCGTGACAGCATGGCGGCAGGTACCTCCGGATCGCGTCGCGTACGCCGTCCACCGTGGGGGCGCAGGCGACCTTGTCGAAATCGAAGACAACCCAGTCATGCGCGCCATCGACCCAATGGCCGGCGCGCGACTCGTTTTCCAGCGCCTTGTCCAGGGCACCCTTGAGCAGCGCGCGGCCCTGTTCGCCGTGCTTGGCGAGGGCGGCAGCAAACTCACCGAGGGTGGTCACCTGCTCGACGTGGGATGTGACTTTCTGAACCAGCGGGTACGCACTGACGTGGTAGGTCTGCGTACGTGAAGAAAAGGTGATGGCCTTGGTCAGTGCCACCGGTCCTGACAGGAACGTCAGTTCCATGAATTCCCCCGGCGACGGACAGGTGTGAGCGGGGCGTCAGTGTAGGGTGAGCCTCGCGTGAAGCGCTAGTCCCACATCTTGTGGGCGCCGAGGGCGCCGGACACAAGGCTGCGGCTAAGTGGCTGATCTACTTGGGTGGTATCAGTCTGTAGCGGTGCGCGGTCCAGGCGAAGTTGTCGCAGAGGCTGATCAAGAACTGATCCTTGCTGGCTTCGTCGTGCGCTTTTTGCACATCTTCCAGGAAATCGAGGTCATCCGGGCGTGTTTTCCACAGCCCAAGCTCTTTCAGTACCTTGACTACGCTGCAACCTTCGCGGGGCCGGTAGCCGCCCTCGTTGAGGATCGTCCAGCCGATACCGCAGTGGGTACCATCAGGACCGTTGTACAGACAGCGCCCCTCGGCGTATGCCGGTCTGCCTTGCTCCTTGAGCTTGGCGTAGACGAAGTCGAGGAACTGCTGGCGGGAGACCTTACCTTCGACGAAGGCACGCAGGGTGACGTCGTTCATGGCGTATCCTTGGCAGGTGCGTACTCGTGGCACCAGTAGACGTGTTGGTCGTTGTCGATCGAGACGCGATGCTCGGGCAGCGGGCGCACCGCGCTGAGCTTGGTGGTGACCCAGATTGTGAGCAACAGGCCAAGCAGCATGCCGATCACGACGCCGAGCATGTAGCGGCTGGCGTTGTCCATCAGCGTAGCCTCCGGCGCGCAGCGTCGGCCTTGGCCAGGCCGTCGGCGACGGCCGCTTCGAGCGACGCACCCCGCCCTTGGAACTTGATCTCGCCCGCTTCGCTTGCCTTGCCGATCTCCAGGTTGCAGACCCAGCGCTTTTCGGGCGGGGCGCTGGAGATCGGAAAAACCAGCACGTTGTCGAACTCATCCAACCGGCCGAGCAGATCGGTGGTGTGGATGCGCTGGATGGGCGGGGCCGGCGGCGCTTCGGGGCGGGAGTACGACGGGGCAAGGTTGGTACCGACCGGTGGGGGTGCTTCGCGTTTGCGTCCGAACATGGGCGTCTCCTGTTTTCGGCTGCACCCTGACTGGCGGGACCGCCCGGTCCCGTGCCCGATCAGCCAGCCAAGGCGCATGCGAAAAGAGGCTACTCCGCGTCGGACAGCTCCGATTCCCAGGCAAGCAGCGGAAAGCCCGGTACGATCTCCGGAGCGTTGGACACTTCGTACTCCAGGCCGCCGCCGGTGTCGTTGCGCTTGAGCACAGTGCCGACCCAAGTATCGTTGGTATTACGAACGTGGACGTGTACCTTGTCGCCCACGTTGTACTTGAAGTCGGCCATGATGAGTCTCCTGAAATGAACCTCGTATCGCCCGGACGAGGACACCGGTGGCATCTATTCGGCAGCGCCCCATGCACCGGAGGACTAGCTTGACGACAGCCAAAGGGGTTGACTGTCGGCCTGCCTGATTCGCACTTCGAACACGGGGCGTCTCGCGACGCGCCATGCTGGCGGGGAGAAGTGCCGGGCTTCCACCGGACTCCCACGATGAGTTTTACATCTGCGTGTCCCAGATGACCACTCCCCACGAGGAGCGATGTTCGGTGGCGGGCCAGGTAGGAGTCGAACCTACAACCGGCGGCTTTGGAGGCCGCTGCGCTGCCAGTTGCGCTACTGACCCGAACGGCTTTCACTGTAGATGACGTCGTTGGTGATGTCCACGACCGTGAAGAAGCCGTCCTTGAAGCAGGCGCCGGTGTCGATGAACATGCTGTTCTCGACTACCTTGACTTCTTTCAACGGCGTGTGCCCGGAGATCACCAGGTCCACGTTGGCGATCTTGACCGGGTTGTGGCCGCGCACGCGGACCCGTGCCCACAGCGCCATGTCCTGGAGGTGGCCGTCGGTGGGCAGCTGTTCGAGGAATGCATCCCAGTCGTTGAGCGGGCACTCGGCATGCACCAGCCCGATCTTGCCGCGGGGCGTGTCGATCTCGATTGCGAATGGCAGTTCGTTGAGCACGGCGCTGTGGGTGAACTGACGGTCGCCGTCCAGCTCGTAGAACCACTTCGCGCCGTTGGAGACATGTACCTCGCGGGTGGTGTCGCCGGAAAGAGCCCACTTGAGCATCGCCTCGTGGTTGCCGCGCACACCGAAAAA